TTTTTTCAGAACCCTTAGCTGGTCCAGTTGCTGTTGATATTGAACCACTAGCAGCCACAGGAGTAGGAGCAGCAGCCGCAGGAGCAGCAGCCGCAGGAGCAGCAGCCGCAGGAGCAGCAGCCGCAGGAGCAGCAGCCGCAGGAGCAGCAGCCGCAGGAGCAGCAGCCGCAGGAGTAGGAGCAGCGGCAGCAGCCGTAGTAGTAGAAGCAGCAGAAACTGTAGGAGCAGCAGCCGCAGGAGTAGGAGCAGCAGCCGCAGAGACTGGATTTCCCTTCACAGCCTGAGCAGGATATTCATTAGTGACAACAGGTGGTGTTGGGGGATTTGAAGACACAGGAGACGTAGAGCTGGATTCATCTTTCTGTGCTTGTGAAAATAAAGACATTCCCATTTTTTTTGCAGATTTCAACGCATCAGTTAATGGATTTAATTTATCACCAATTGTTCCAAAATTTTTTGCTGCGGCTTTTACTGCTGGTTTGGCCGCTTTAACAACGCTCATCAATCCAGATATTATATTTTTACCAATACCATATTCCGGTATTTTTAATGTATATTCGTTGTTCTTCGTCTTTATAATCTTATTAGTAATCTGATTTGTTAATGATAGATCTACTAACTTCTTTACATCTGTTTTTGGTAAAGATATAAGCTTATTACCACCAGACATAACTCTAGGAGTATCGGTTGGTTTTAAATACGAATATGGAATTACAGAATTTGATTTTTCATGAGGAGATATAAGCTTATTACCACCAGACATAACTCTAGGAGTATCGGTTGGTTTTAAATACGAATATGGAATTACAGAATCTGATCCTCCAGAAAGAGTTCTTACGATAGTTTCTGGACCATCACCCTTTACTTCTCCAGTTAAAGCTGCTTCTTTCTTATTGCCAGACCTCAATATAGTTACAATCGGAGATTTTGCAAAACCACCAGAAACTTTAGCAGTTGGATCATATTTTGCAGCAAGCTTGGCAATACCTGTATTATCTTCTTCTGAAATCCGATCAATACTAGGTAAAATCTCTACCATTGGCTTACCCACAGCTTCTGTGCTAGGTTCGCCGAAAAACTTGTTCATGAATGGAAGTTTTAGTACAGATTTGTACTTCTTGATGAATTTTTTTATGTTCTTGGTATGTTCTGGTTTCATGGGTTATTTTCTCATAGCTTCATTTTGTTTTTCGATATAATCTTTCATCATATCCATAAAGATATTTCGTTCCCACGGCAGCATTCTTTCAACCCCATCAATCGGTAACTTGTGTTCAAATATCAATTGAAAGTTTAACTGCAAAATAACACTCAGAGATGCATAACCAAGAATAATTCTAAAAAATCGGTAAATCCTCGCAATATAATTGACCGTTTTACCTTATCAGATGTCACATAATCTATTGATACTTCTATTGTTGGAATATTTTTTATAAAATTCAACAGTATTGAGAATTGTTTTGCAGTTAACGACTCAACAAACTGAAGAACTTCTGTGTGTGGTAGATCTTTTGTGTAATAAATCTCGTCACTTGAATGAATTTCAGAGATACACAGAGCCAATAACTCTAAAACACCATCTTCTTCCTGTTTAACTTCATACTTATTGAGAGTCAAGTATGTTTGCATTGTTGGTTGCTGTAGAACTACAGAAATATTTGAATCAATTCGTAGTTTGCTTTCCGATTTCTTGCTAGTGATTTTTACTTTTTGCAAATCCATCGTAGTCTGCACCACTTCTTTGGTTACTGGACAGGTGATGTTGCAAACAACAGACTCTCCTACAGATTTTTCTCTAATTTTTATAAAAAGATACTCCAAATCACAAAATGGCAAGTTTTTGCAATCGTCATTTGGTAGATTTGTCGTGCAATTATTGATGACATTTCGTATTGTCATCATTAAGTCTTCAAATCCTGCAGTTTCCTTAGAAATCATCAAACTTTTTTCTTCACGGACTACAAATGGACGATATGTCACTCTTGTCTGAGAAAATGGTAAAATCTGAGTGTACTTTGGGGTATTTTCAATCAATAATTCTTTTAACATAAGCTAATTCACTTTCAATCTGAGGTTTTTTGTTCTTTTTGTACTTTATAGTAACGATAAATCATATTAACACTAAATTTTAACACATTGTTGAATCCGTTTAATGATTCAAATTGAGTTGGGACAATTTCCATTGGTATGCAGCCATATAATTCATATTTGAGTGGTGTTGTATCTATGTTGTTAGCAATAGATATTGCTTCTATTTCCACTTTTCCAATAACATCTTCATAAAATCTAACTCTATTGTTGAATACTGGTACTGGATCAATTATACCACCAGATTTTGCAAATATAGAAGATTGCCAGTCTTCGAAGTAACGTCTGCTTGCCCAAGATTCTTCTATCATAAATTCTAGGAGATTTCCTGAGTATTCAATGCCATATGGAATTGGAATTATCGAAGCAGATCCAGATAATACATCTTGGTATATTTTAATCTTAGCAGTGGGAACCTGAGCAAGTCCACATAAAAATATGTGCGGTTCATCTATCTGTTCTCCATTTCTTTGTATTGACACTCTAAAACGAGAGGCATGCTGTAGCCCATTATTTTTGCTGATATATTCCATCAATCCCGCTGGAGTTCCGTCATGTAGGGGACTAGCCATTTATTTCTTTCCTTTGAATAAGTCTTTTTCCGTCAAAACCACAAATTTCCACCCATTCGCATGACATAATTTTTTTGCTGATTCCCACTTAGACTTATTTATCTGAAATTGCACAGTCTCTGTGAGGAATGTTTTTTTACTCTTTTTTCCTCTTATTGGTTCTTCTGTTTGCTTTGCTGGTTTAATTTCAACTACCAGAGTTTCTACCATATTGTTCTTTTTCATCTCAAACAGGAAATCTGGATAATATCTGTGTATTTTGTCATCAATGGGGGAAACATAGGGAATAACCAATTCTTCACTAGACCATCTCAAAATATTTTGGTTTTCGTCTAAATATTTACAGAAAGTTCTTTCCCAAAGTGATCTACATATGATGTTGGCAGAATTGCCAATATATTTTTGTGGGTTTTTGGGATTAAACTTACTCTTATAAGGCATAAATTTTAAATGGCTATACAGTTTCCAGATCCAAATTCGTCTGATATTGCTATTTATGACAAACAAGTTGCTGCTTGGGTAAGATTTAGGTGTACTTCATTTAATACTCTAGCAAAATACCGAGTTAATTTCGAAGAATCTAAAGATCCTAACGATAACTATATCCTCCCTCTTCAAAGATATGCTGCACCAAACGTAGCAAGTTATGAAGATGCTGAACCAAGCAAAAGTGATATGATATTCGGTGGAATACGAGATGCTTTAACTGGAGATTTTCAAAAAATAAGAAGTATAGGTTCTAGTTTGGGTGGGAATATTATAGCTGATACAATAGCTGGAGCTATGGGTGAGGGCATGGTACAAACTTCATTGAGTGATCTTGGTTTCAAAAACACAGCAAAACGTGTACACAGTTTTGGATTTAGTTTATATGCAAAAAATGCTAAAGATGCAATAAATTTAGATACAATAGCAAATGGATTCCAAACCAGATTATATCCTTTTCTTTTCTCGGACGTTCAGACAAAACCACCACCGATGTGGGATATTAAAATTGTTCCTAATGGTGGAAAAGGAAACTCTAAAGTGCTTAGTAATAATATAGGATTATCTGTTTTAAGTAATGTGTCTATAAATCGATTAGATAAACTTGGTCCAGTTTTAACAACCAATGATTACTTTTTGGGATTAGATATCACTGTATCTTTTACCGAAATAGAACCATCAATGAGAACATGGTCATTGATGGAAGGTTCTGATCACGAAAGTATCGTAAGTCGAAGTAGAGCATCATATACTAGCGGTGGTAAACCCAACAAAGAACTATAATGACATATTTTGAAAAATTACCTACCATAATATACCCGTTTTCTACTGGAGAACGCTCTGTGATTGACATTTTTTCTAGAATTGCAATCAAACCATCTTTTTTTGCAAATACTAGTTTCTACACAACACAGCAATTTGAAACCGTTTTAAGACCAGATCAGTTATCATACGAAATCTATAAAGAATTTAAATACTACTGGTTATTGTTATTAGTAAATAAAATATATGATGTTAACAGAGACTGGCCAATTCAACAAGAAGCATTTGGATCTGCATTAGAAAAACTACAGAATAAAAAAGTATATTACATTTATGAAAATGTAGAAATAGTACCAAATGATATCTTATACTTCTCAGAGAACTCATATGGTGTTATTGAGTCGTGGGATCCTTTCTATAAAGAAATCGTAATTAAAGAAAATTACGATTTACCAATTGTTAATGCATTCACTGCTAATCAAGTGTGGCCTACTGCTGAAATACGCAGAATAACTTCTGCTTCTAGTGGTAGTTTCATCAAATTAACTAATTATTGTGATCCATTAACAACATCAACAACCACAATTAATATTATTGGATATTCTCCATTTTTACAAGCACCAGCGCAGTTTATAGATGGATCAAATAGAGCAGTGAATCCTTTTACTAAAACAACTGGAGAAGCCGATGGAACTCCGATTCTTGGTACATTGATAATGGATACTTGTAATGAAGATGACAAAACATCATTTCAATTAACAATACTAAGTAGAATTATAAACAATTTAGCGGTAACAGGTATTAGAGTTAAGAATAAAGAAGATGTGTTTATTTCAGAATATTACAACAAGATTAAATTGAATATTATAAACTCAGAAACTGTCCCATTTGTGATAAATAAAGCTAATATCTTACTTGGAGATACAATAGAGACAGCTAATACCTTAATGAGAATTGATTAATTATGGCAAATATTACTGATATAACACCACAGATATCTAATTTACTGATACACGAAATAACAATAATAGGAAAATCTGGCGAAATATACAAAATTTGGCCAAATTTAAATGTATTTTCTTTTGTGTCGTTATCAATAACAGAAGGAATGTTTGAAGCTTCTGTTTCTGGTCAATTAACAATACGAGATCTTAGCTCAACAGCAGAACAGATAAATTTTAGTGGTTTTGAAGATTTAATTATTAGAGTTGAAAACCCAGACATTAGTAAATCGTATAAATCTTTACGGTTTAAAATCTATAATGTTCAAGCTGAATCAGATCAAGCAGATTCTAATAAATATGATCCAGATACTCATATTACTAAGAATGCTTTAATTGTTCAGTTTTTATCATATGAACATTATTTATTAAATCATCGAGATTTTTCTGAATTAGCTGGATCAACTGGATCTGATATTATTACTACAATAGCTAGCAGTAGCAACGATGTTTTTAAAAGAGCATTAGATAAATTTGCAAGAGAAGCAATTAAGATGAGTAGAAATGCACTCATAGCAGCAGGTTATGCATCCGGTCTAAACGCTGCAAGCCGAGGAGCTGTAGGCACAATAATTGCTGCACTTAATAAAAAACTTAATTCTAAGCCAAAACCTATAGGTTTAGTCAATTTAATAGAAAGCAAGTTTTTTAAAACTGGCAGATCTATGCAGGGTACTACTCAAAAAAGTATGTTTATCGAACCAACAAAAAATTGGATTTGGTATAAACAAAACCAATTGATGTACCCTTGGAGTAAATTAAATAGACCAATTAAACCACTTCAACTTATGCAGTATTTGGCAGAATATGCAGTAGCTGAAAGCAATCCATATGTTTGTAATTTTCTGTTTTGGCAAGATTTAGATAGGTGGAATTTTAGAAGTATTGAATCGCTGTTGCAGGAAGAACAGAAGTATAGGGAATACTCAATTACTGTAAATCAAATATTACAGCTTGGTTATATCATTGATTTGAGAATCTTAAATGAATCCAATTCTCTGAGATTATTTGAGGCAAATGCTCTAGCTGCAAAATATCAATTAGTTGAACCAGCATGGAATGAACCATATAGAAAATATTTAGATTATAATGAATCACATACTATAACAGAAATTAAATATGACTATTTTAAGGATTATAATAAATGGTCTAAAGTTGAAAGATATCCACTTATACCTTCTGATGTGTCTACGGTTCCTACTGTAGTTAATGTGGTACAAGACAATATATCTGGTTATTTTTCTCCAAATTATAGCAACAAAGAGAAATCAGTTAGTTGGGAGCATCATGGATATACTCATGGAAATCGTGATAGCTCCATCACATGGCAACCAATGTTTGATCAGATTGAATTAAGCGGAGCAACATGCTCTATAATTCAAAGAGAAATCAAGAACAAAATTAAAGATAAAAAAGTTGAATATGCTCAGAAGAAAAACTTAAAAGAAAAGTGGAAAGTATATCGATATAGTATTTGCTGTGATTATACTGTTTTAGACGAAGATCAAGAGGCTGCTATACTCACCGATGAATATAAAGTTGTTTCTGCTGGTGGCTTTAGTGATTTAGTTAATTATAAAAGATCTGGATTTACAGCTGGACTTACAGCTGGGTTTACATTAGAAACTGACGAAGTTCCAACATTCCCAAACGGATTAACACTAAGTTATGACTTTGGAATAACTGGACCATTCAGTAAAACAATTGGTGAATTGATGTATCTGAGAGAAACTCCAGATATACAAACAAAATACTTATATGATTTAGAAGTGAAACGCATAGACATAGCAGAAGATGTTATAAGGAATTCAATAACGAGATTAGAAACTGGTAAATCCATTGTTGAAAGTTATCCACTCTGTAGTGAAATACTAGAACCGACAACTGGCCGTCCACTATCTGATTACTATTGTGATGAATCTTCCGGGGGTGGTACAGGATTTGTAGCCAATTGTTTTTGCACGAATGAAGAAAAACAAACTTTTATAAAAAGTACATACACAGATCCAATTACTAACCGTAAGGAACTATTAGCTTCTCCATATTTTAATAATATGAGAAACATAATAGAGATAGAAAAAACAAGGTTTGCAACTGTATATGAAGAATACACAAAAAGAAAAGCATTCTTTGTTTCTAAAGAAGTAGGGTTTACTGCAAATTCTGCTCCATTGAATCTGTTTAATGTTAAAAGCATTACTCGTATTCCTATTCGTGGTAGTAAGTATGAAAAATTAGCACACAAAGAAGTTCTTAAACAATTACTATATGGATTATCAGGTGCCACTGCTAATTTGGGATTATCAGGTGTCACTGCTAATTTTAAGGGGTTTTCTGCTGGTGTGACTTCGTATTACCCTTATGATATATTTTATGATAATGATAAATCTATAAATCCTAAAATTAAACATCCATATTATGATTCTGGATATAATTTTGATTTAGGAGCTGGAGCCAATGCTTTCTTCTCTTCATTTGATCCAGCTGGTGGGCCAGACTCAGGTGCAGCAGGAAATCCAACAGGAGTGTTTGAATACTTTATAGCATTCCAAGCAAAGGTAAAAAGAGTAACAAATACGTTGCAACACATAGCAGTTTATGATCCAGGTATCGATGGTAACGGCCCCGGCAATGATGGCGGAGTTGACGAATTCGGCACCGATGGCGTTGACATCCCCCCCAGTTTTACATGTGAACCTCGAAGACAAATTACAACAATAGAAGAGAATAAAAATTTCACACAAAAAGATATTTTAGTAGAAAATTTAGAACAAAATAAATTAATAAAAAATATATTAGTTAATGAAGTTTCTGGTATCAATTTAACATCAGACAGATATTCTAGCACCAATGTTGAATACATTGGTAATAATACAGTAGTTGTAACTTTAATTTCTCCACCTTTAGATCCTTTAAATTGTAATAATCGAGAAGATATAACAACCATCACAATAACTTGTGATATTGCAGAGATATACAGCGACAATAAAAATAGTACTCAATTACCAACTGGTATTTGTGTTGTCCAACCATTTGGATTAGAGAGAATTCCTGATTTCAATCCAATTGAGTATTTGAATTCTAGAAATTTTACAAACATTCAAGAACCAGATGCGGGTGACGAAGCAAAACGTCCAATAGAGAACGTATTAGAAGAGCTTGAAAGTTTTGTTCGAATTGAGTTTATTCAACCAATTGGTGCAAATACTTTATACGATTTCCCAAAGGGATTCTATGATACTCCGGGATCTGAATACTATTTGCCATATCATGTAATGTTAACTACAGGTCCATTCGGAGCAAAGTCTGCAGATTATAATATCTCAGTACTAGGACAAGATCCATATGGATTTGACGTTGCTGTTAAACGAATCCGTAAAAAGAAACAAAGTCTAAAACCAGAAAATAAAGCACTAGTAAACAGTACAGATTATCACACGGTTACTGCTGGATATTTAAAAGGAATCAACACCTATGATAGAAACGCGACTTCTACTTCAACAAACGATATAAACGATCAAAAGCAAGTATTAGATTCTCCAATATCGTATGGTGAAAATGCCAGAATTTCCAACACTGTTCGAAACGGTGTAATTTTCAATAATATAGTATCTAATTATGGAGTATTGGGAGCTATCAATACGGGAACTTCGCTCAACAATACATTTTATCTAAGCCAAACTTCTATTGCGAATTCTGATCAAACTTTAATAGTAAAAGATAATGTTGGAAATGTAAGAACATACACTCCTAATCTTTCCGAAAGAATTTTTAATCCTGGAACTTTAAATGAAATATTTTATCACGATTTAATAAAAAGAGCTACTAGAATAAATCCACTAGCATTACCCAATTCATATTTTGAATTTAATAATGTAAGACCATATGGAGCAGTTGGTCAGTCATCTTTCGTAGGAGGATCGTACGAAGGAACTTGGATAACTAATCCATATAGTTCTACAAGTAGTAGCACAGGTTATTACGGAGATGGATCTAGTTCTTCTATTGATGCTACAGTAAGAAATGATATTTACGATTTATTAATTCCCGGAAATGTCTTTATGTATGTGCAAACAGTAGGTGTGCAGGCACTTCCTATCGACACCGAATATTTTAAGTCTTATGCGTCGTATGATCCTGGAGCTGAAAGAACAGGTTCATGGGGAGCATTCTTTGAGGTAGATTTACGGAATAGAAATGCTAGAATTAAACCAGAAGATGAAACTACATTCTTTGGCTATTATTATGGAGTATCTGCCTGGAAACATCCAGCAGTACCAACTGCATTACTATCAACAGAAATACAGAAAGCCGTATGGAAAAATGATATTTCGGGAGAAACTGAATATGGAATAGTTGGACCAGAGTTGGACGAAGAGTTTTCTACTTTCGATAGAAACTTTGCAGCACAATTCATTGTTATGTCACGACAAAATGGTATCCAGAGTTTTAGTTCTAATTATCCTTGTGCAAATCCATTTCCTCCGGATAACTCATCATGTCCTCCATCGAACCCACTATGTAATTGCCCATGCCCGGAACTTAGACCGGATAAGCTGCTGGTTGGGATTACCGGACCAGAACCAACAAATGAAGAATTAATTCAACTAGAAAAAGATATTAAGGAATGTGATCTTATTGAAAAAGTTCTAGGAGAAGATTGGTTAGGATGTGTTTGGGCAGAACCAAAGAGTAATTTAAACTGTAGTTGTCCTTGTTTGGGTGAAAATTTCTTGAATTACTTAAAGTATTCTCAAACATATTGTTCTTTCTGGGAAACACCACCAGAAAGACCACTTCTTCGAAATGCTCAAATGATGCAAATTCTTTCAAATAAAATTATGATAACTGTCAATGGCGATCTTACTTTACGACCCGGTAATAAAATTAGAATAAATGTACCAGGCAAGAGGTATTCTGGTTATTGGTTGGTTTCTGCAATTAACCATAATATGGGAATGCTTAGACATCGAATGACAATAACATTAATTAGAGACTCTGAATCTTCAAACCCCGATATAAGATCCAAAGAATTACAACTAAATACATCTAAGGATGATGGTGGAGTTTCATCGCTTGCTCAAATAGTTGCACAAGAACGGGCGCGTAGTGAAGATAATAGACGATTCGGAAAATTCAAACAATGAAAAACAGAGATCTCAATATATTCTTTACTAAAAATACAGACACGGGGGACATAACCCTCGCCACCGGAAATGCAGCCATTATTCAGTCAATTAAAAATATAATACTGACTAGATTGGGTGAAAGACCGTTTAATTATTATTTTGGAACTGGTATATTGGACTTATTGTTTGATCAACCATCTTCGGCTTCTTTGTCGTTTTTACAGAGTGACGTAGCAGAAAAATTACGCACTCTAGAACCCAGAATAACTATAAGAGACGTTGAAATAGAATACCCAGTTCTAAATGAGATAAATACTGATGCCAGAGTGAATATAAGATTTATTTTGAACAATTCACAAACAAACGCACAGGAACAAACCGTATCAATAGCGGTAAATCTATAAATGGCACAAATTAATTTAACAGAACTAGACTTTGAACAAATACGAACATCTCTTCGCACATCTGCTGTCAATTTTCTTTTAGATCTTTTGGCATACAATACTTTATATTATGCACATTATGCCAATATGATCTCTGGTGAATGCTTCTTAGACTCTGCACAGCTAGAAAAGTCGATCATCTCATTAGTAAAGCCACTTGGGTATGTTGTTCCAACTAAGACTAGTGCAAGAACTAGAATACAGCTACAGAATGTTACAGATCCTGATATATTAACCATACCATACTCTGTGAGTGTTCGTGGTAAAACTCCAGAAGGAGTTGATTATCAGTTTTGGAATATTGACAGCATTTCATTACTTGATGGTGTCCCTAATACTACTGAGTATTTTTCGATGTATGAAGGATCATATGTGTCACTTAGTTATGGTGGTGATGGTTTTGATTTTCCAGATCAAAAAATTCTAATTGCAGACTTAAATATGGATATACAGACTCTTAGAGTTTCTGTGAGTAGACAAAATGCTAATTTTGTCTATTGGAAATTATTAGATACTTATGGTGGATCTTTTGTAAGCGATTCTTCCAATCTTTACTCAATAGAAAGAACTTCTTCTGGTTTTGTTATCAAATTCCAGACTACTTCCAGCAACACTGCGAACTTAATAGGAGGAGATATAGTAAATATTGAATATCTTTCATCTAATGGTTCTAATGCTAATGGAACATCAATATTTACTCCGATTCAAACTCCTGATTCTAGTATTATAGTAAATAATCAACCATCATTTGGTGGATTAGATGCTCCAGATTTAGATGAAGCTAAACGTGTTGCACCATTAGTATTTTCTGCACAACAAAGACTTGTTACTAAATCTGATTATTATGGATTTCTTGCTCAGCTAGGCTATTCCGACAATGTTAATGTTTGGGGTGGTGAAGATAATTCTCCTCCAATGTATGGAAGAGTATTATTTTCAATTGCAGCAATAGGAACAGACGATAATACCGAAATTCAAAATATTATATCTTTAATTAAAGAGAGATCTATTATAACCGTATTGCCAGAATATATTCCACCAAGAGCGGTGGTTGTATCTTTAAAATTAAATGTAAACTTCAATAAAGACACTGTAGTTTCCGATCCAGTAACAACAGTTGAATTGATAAAATCTAAACTTAAAGAAGCATATTCAACCGGTGGATATAATAATTCTTTAACAACTTCGGCAATAAAGACAGTGGTTGAGTCATTTCCTGGATACAGTTTGAATACAGATATCGAGAATGACTTAAAGTTAGTTGTATTGGTAGCTCCATCTACCGTTATATCTACTATAAATTTAAAAAATAGAATTACACAAGGACCCACTACAAATTCTAATGGTACTGGATTATTTTCTTCTGAATTTACTAGCCCATATTACACACAAGGTTTAGTTAGTATTCGAGATAAACCAATTAAATTTCCGGGAGCAGCGAATCCACCACTAATTGGTAAACTAAAATTATACACAATAAATTCTGATGGAGAATATTTAGATTTAGATGCTATTGTTGGAGATATAAATTATAAGACAGGTGTAGTTACATTAATTCCAAATATAACATCAGAAGTATTTACTTTAAACGTAAATCCACTTAATCCTGGGAAAATAGAAGCAAAAGATGAAATTTATCTAAGTCTCGATATTACCACAACAAAACCAATATCCATATAATGCTATTACCGTTTATAAAACAACCTCAAACTGCACCAACTGAAGAAGTCAATCAGTCAGTCGTTCCTTTTTTAAAGCTTCTTCAGGGGTTACCAACAGAAACTGTAGGAGAATCATATTGCACTTCTCCGCTTGACATACAGAGTCAACTTCCATTTTGGATAAATCAAAATTATGGATCAAATATTGGTGAGCAGTATTTAGTATCATTTTTACAAGCATATTACAATTGGATGTATTGTGGATTTAAAAAAGAAGACATAAATCTAACTCCATATGATATAGAAGAATTATTAAATATTGATTCGGTTCCGGATATATTTCTAGATGAGTATGTAAAAGTATACGCTCCATTTATTACCCCCGCTGCAATTAGCTCAGAAGATAGACAAAATCTTAGAAAGTTTTTGCGTTCTATCAAGACAGACTTCTTAATTAGTAAAGGCACAGAAAATTCATATCGCTATTTATTAAAAATTCTGTTTAATGTCTCGAATGTTACTATTGATTATCCTAAAAAATACTTAATGAGAATGAATGGTGGTAAGTATATTGATATATCTTGGGATATTTCTGGAGAAACTGGAATAATTGATCTACCATTTGGATTTAATCCAGATTCACCTGTTGATACTGCTGGTATTATTGCCGGGGGTGTTGGTTATAATATAGAAAGTCGCCCCAATCTATTTGGTGCAGCATTAAATGAAGCAGTTCTGCCTGATGATTATTTTTGGCAAGAATACTCATATCTTTTAACATCAGATGCACCAAATACTGGTGATATAACATACAAAGACACATTATTAGCAGGAGCACACCCTGCAGGTATGTTAGGATTCTTCGAGCAATATATTCCATTAGTTGACACTGACACTGGAGTGGATAATAACGGAGATGGTGTTATTACTAGTGAAGCTTCAGAATTGCCTGTGATTGGAAGATATTTATTAATGAATCCGGGAATTACTTTTTCGGCAAATCCAGCATCTGATGTTTTAAATTCTGCGTTTTATAATCAATTTGATTTTAGCGATGCGTGCGATGCTTCAAAAAATTATTCATGCTATTGCTGCACACACGAGTGTGATCCATACGGAGTTGCTGTTGCAGTTCCCCAACATAAAGTTCCGTCGTGGGATCCAGATGTTAGTACTGATGTAATTAATTCTAGTCTGGCTCATATGAAAATTGGAAGTTTTTATGAGCTAGATTCGACAAATGGAATAAGTCCAAATATTTTATACGCATCCTGCAATAGTGGTGGGTGTGCGTTTTGTTCTCCTGGCCCGGAAAATCCTGTGGGAATGACTGCATATCAATCTGATCTTAATCTGTTGAGATTTACCGATCAGGACACATACGGATTTATGATTGAACGAAATGAAAATATTGATGCAATAGATTCAAGATATCCAGAATTTCCTTATGTTTCTAGTTCTAATGGATTTACTGCGTTTGGAAATTTATTCGAAATTGAAGCTCTTTCTTCGGATATATCAAACTGGAATAGTAACTTAGAATCATTTCCTTTTTTGGGGGGAGCTGCTGGCAAAGGGACAGATAAATCTGGAGCTATTCAATTCAGAGATACTATAGACTTAAATACCCCAAGGGGTATAAGTATGGCTAAGTATGTTAGTAATTGGATTCAAACTGCACCAACTGTCTCTGGTGGTCCTTTAAATTCATACTATGATGTTGGAGATACCCAAAGACGAGGGGGAACTTCTTTCAAAATTCAAAAATCAAACATTAAAAAATATCAATGGTTTGATTTCGGAACAAACGAAGTTAAGGGATCTAATGAATATTCAATAGCAGCTGGATATATTAGTGGTACTTTTATAACACAAAATACTAAAAAAATTAGTGTACCAAGAACAGCATATACCGATAATCCAGACAGTCCTACAGCTTCCATTTATAAACTTATTCTAAATCGACCAACACAAAATGACATTAATACTACACAACCGACTCTAGGAAATGTCCGAGAAATATTTGATACTGCTAGTCCAATTCAATATAAATCAATAGACCAAAGTAATGATCAAACATTAGTAATGTTAAGCACGACTGGTTCGGTTAGTATATTGTTTTCTTGTGATTTTAATGCAGAGTCAATTATTTCACAGGCCGATGGACCTGGAAATACCTATTTACAGCGTTTAGTATATTTTGATGCAGATTATGTTGGTGATGGACTTCTTACTGACGATTCGGGAGAAGCAGTCTTTATTGAGAATAAAGATTTTGTTGACATTGCTGCTTCCGGTGGATTATTATCTCCAAGCGAAGACATAATTGTTTGGTGTTTACACAAATCCGGAAAACTATATGGAGTTAGTTTGTATGGCGCTGTTAATGCTGAAGGTAGTAATATTGCAGTACCAAGACAAAAGTTCATAACAGGCACTAAAAACCGACATCCTCTTTTTGGTACAATTGACGGAAAGGATGCTGCAGTCGTTCCAAACTCCAATGGTGCAGACAGAAAACTTAGTTTGGGGGCTGATGAATTTAAACAAAAATACATATGGAATGGTCTTATTAATACTGGAATACCTGTTACAAACGGTATGTGTAAAGAAGTGGCATATGCATTGAATTTAATACCAAAAGTTTTAACTGGGCCTTTAGCCGGAAGAAGATTTCCGGTTATTAATATGCGTGGTGGTTATCAGAGTGGAGGAGTTGCTGTATGTGTAGATCCTAATTACACTGGATATTTACCAACCAATGCTGATAATTTTGCACACCCAACTCAGATGTGTGAAGTGGTAAAATTTATGGATTATAATTCTTCTGTGCCATATTTGAGAGATAAGTTAAAAAAGATACAAAGATATTCTGCAGTATATAATTCAGTTTCTGGTACTTGGTCGTACAGTGCTAATACAGATTTTGATAAAGAATTATATGATGTAATTTTTGGTGTAACTATAGTAGTAGATGGTGTGCGGGAATTGATGTATGTTCCGCCTAGATGTGTTTCTATTCTCAGATTCTTTAAAGGTCTTCCTAACACTGAAATATCAGGCAACGCACTGGGAAGTGGAACAATCTCTATATTAGGAAACAATGGTAATTGGACTCCAATATCTGCAAATGAAACTTTACTTCCTTGTGGATTTAGTGCTGCTCATGCAGTTACTGCTAGTAATGAAAATTTATCTATTGGCGCTCAGCTTGCAAAAAATAAAATAAATTTACTTGGGGACTTTGGATTAACTGCTGCAAAATGGAATTATAGCCTATATGGAAATAGCCCATTATTTAATGGCAACTATGGATCTGCTTCAAGCGCAAGGTTTAAGTTTGGTGCAACTGGTGGATTAGTTTCAACTACATCTGGAAATACATATGCAGGATTTTTCACTCCAAAACTGGTTCCCGGATTTGGTGACAATATTAGTATGTTTGATGACAATATACATTATGTACCACCTTCAGCGCATATAGTAGGAACTCAGATGGGTTGGGGAAATCCTATAAAGCTTAATGGATTTTATCATCCAGAATATAATATACCAAAAGAAAATCCTGGCAATACGTTCGATATATACAGCTTTTCCCCATTCGAGTATTTTGGAAATACTGCTAGTGACCTTCAGGCACCTTCATATTTGTTATATGAAAGTAATTATATAAATAATAACCATATTGTAAAAACTATTGGTTATAAAGATCTTGCGCTCAAATTACCTGTTAATCCTGCTGGTGTTCCTGTTACCGATTATGATATGAATGCAACAATAACTGTAATGGGTATTGCAGACGAACAAAAACTAGAAAATCACTTTGCATGGATTCATGCTTTTGCTGACACTGTTATTGGAATTCGATCTAATGGTACTATTGATGTAATTTCCGCCAGATCTGCTGATTATGATGGTTTTGTTTTTGATCCATTTGTTGGTCCTTGTTTTCCCACCAACAGACAAGGTCCTAATGGCATCACTTATCAGGTACCAGCTGGCTACACTGCTAACATCGATACAATGAAAAAAGTAGGATCTTATGTAAATGGGACATACGAGACATACAATTATAATCTTCCGTTTATTTTTGGATCAGCATAAAATTTAAATGGTATATAAACCACACAATAAAGTATCTACATATTTAACCGTGTATTAATTATTATCGGTAAACACTACAATGACTACAAAAAATCAAATAAAATCATATACAGCTGCAGCCACGAAAAAAGAGATGACTAATTTTTTTGTATTTATGGGTGGTGTTTCTAACGCAAGTGATGCGGTAGATGATACTGACATTTCCCTCATAAGTAGAATTACCCAAGATGAGGTTTCTATAGTAATTCCACGAGTAAATTGGTCGTATAATGGACAATTTGAACCGTATTATTTTAATTCGTCCGGAGAAAACACATATTGTTACAACAGCACAACTGATTTAGTATATTTGTGTGTTGGAAAAAATCAACCAATAGGGTTACTTGGAGAAGCTCAATTTCTATCCACCCAACAACCATCACATTATACTGGAATACAGGCATACTCTGACGGTTATGTTTGGATGGCTTTATATAAGATTGATTTTTCTTTGAGTAAGTTTTTAACCGAGAGCACTCTACCAGTTAATAACTTATACGAATTCACCACACAGACAACATCTGGCTCTTATGCTTCAAGGTATAATTCAGTATGTTCTGGTGGAGCAGGTATATCTGGTTCTTGTTTTTTCTACTATAACGAAGACACCATTGATCCATTAACAGCAACTGTACGTTCTAAAGGAGATTTAGTCTCTGGAATTGGTTCATCAGATTGGCTCTGTTCATATTGCCATTCCGTTGGAGATTCACTTGGGTATAAAGCTGTGCATGTAGATTACTTATCATCTTCTTCAGTTACAGTAAAAAATCCAATAGATGAATTAACCACTAAATTTTATGCTGGAGCTTTAGACACAAATAACAAATATTTTATTCAGTATAATAATTACATCTATGCTCAGAATTTAAATAAAGGTATTGTTTATCTTCATCTGGATGTTTCTTCTCTTTCTATAGAAGATAGAGTACTTCCAACTCAAACTGCCGAAATAACAATTTTAGATCCATTGGGCATTGGTGCTCTTGCAAACATTACAACCTATTTTGATATACGAAGAAATGCATTTATTGCAAATGGTGTTACACTTAGAGCATCTGGTTCTAGCTATGTAAATCCCAGCTTTAATATACCAGCTGCAGTCAACACCAATTTAAGAAATGCTTTGAAAACAGTTTTAATACCAGACATAGCAGATCCTTCATCTTTCTTGCCGGCACCAAAAGTGTTAGTAATTAAACAATTAACTAAATCTACATTGGATACTATTGGAACAAATCAAACTTCATTTGCCAAGGTTGGAATAGTAAAAAATATTACTAATATCGATAGTGTAAATCCACTTATTAATAGTCAACCAAATCAAACTATAAATGGAAGAATGACTACGAAGATTCGTTTGCTTCCCGACACTGGTGCAGTACCAGCTCCCGTTATAGATGAAATAGCTGAAGGCACAGTATATATTGATACTAAAACAACTACAATTGTAATATCCGAGAATCAAACTACTGCAACTTCGAGTGATTATGAATCAAATGTTGTGTCACTATTAGAAGTATATGATGAAGAAACCGGAGATCTACTCGGAACAGATTTAGAAATTGCTGGAGTAGATGAACTGCTGTTTGATGAATTAACTACTGCACAATTTATTTCTATAAATTTAGTAAATTATGAAGTAGATACTATATCGCTTCCTCAATTTAAGATAAATACCATTGACTATGTTACCACAAAAATATTAAGTAGTAACATAGTATTTGATACTAGTACTGGCTCAGAACCTTCAACCAAGATTTCATTCTTATTATAAAATGGCAACATACACTATATCATATTCACAAACCCATCCAGATTTTTCTGTGCCTGGTTTTGGTAAAATAGATTTTGGTTCTGCTTCTGACGGAGTATATTCTGATGGCTATAAAATGGTTGCATTTGAACCCGGAAAGATTTTACAAGCTCAAGAACTGAATGAAATTCAGTTTCGAATGAACGTACATCAAACATTGACTATGAGAATGATATCCAATTGGTTGAGTACTATTGTATTTGCTGGTACAGAAAATTCTTCTGGTCCTGGTTGGGATGGCGCAACGCCACTAGATCCTAACATGATAACTGTAACTTCTGATACTATTAATATAGAAAGAAACAATTGGTTTTTATGTAAAGCACAATCTTCTGGATTGTTCTTTTGGTTATATTTCAAAGTAAATGGTCTTCCTGGTCCAATTCCTATTGAGCTGAGTTCTATTCCAGAAAATTCTTATATTGGTTTTGCACTAAACACCAGCGCAAATGGAGAATTTACCGGGCAAATTGTTGACTGTAATACTATTACAGATGATGCACAACAAAAGCATGAGTTGCAAGTTAAAGGAACATCAGTATGTGGTTCCTCTAGATATTACCTAAGAATAGTAGACATTGTAATCACCGATGATCTTACCACAGCGGCTAATGTTAATAGTTTTGTTCCAATTGCACAAAAAAGAGCTGATGGTATGTACTTCTTAAATAACATAAAAATAGAAAGCGTAGTCTAAAATGGCAGATTTTGTTGATATAACCGAATTAAGTTTAGGAACCACATTTGGTGGTTGGTATGCTAAAAATAATATCATGATTCAACGGCTCAATGCGCTGAATGTTGCAAACATTGTTGGTGGAGACGGAATAACCGCATCACCATTTGCTGCTGCAAATGGTGGTTATACATTAAGCCTATCAGGCAATGTTACCAGAGATATGGTATTTAACAATGTTACGGTTAATGGTACTCTGACTTCTAACTTCGCAGGTGATATTTCTGGAACAACTATAGTTCTGCCTGCAAACACTGGGGTTACTGTTGGAAATATCGTATATGTCGATTCTACTGGTAAAGCACAAAAGGCATTAGCAGACGATGAATGCACAGCTGAAGTTGTTGGTATTGTTACAGGATTTACTGGTAGCAATGTTCAAGTTGCCACTACTGGTAGAATCAGTGGTTCATCCATCATTTCGTCATTTACTGGTACTCCCGGTGCTACTCTACAGAAGGGTGTAGTTTACTTTCTGAGTGGTGGTGTTTCTGGTGCGGGTACAACGCTCGAACCTGATGTAACTTTATATGTTTCTAAACCAATGCTTCTCGGATTAACGGGAGACAGTGGTTTAATTCTTCCATACCGTGGATTTATTGCAACAGAGGGTACTCTCGGAAACACTACAATAGTACAAGGTGTGTCTGGTGGTTCTTTTGATGGAGTCTTTGATGGAGTCTTGAGCGTTAACGGATTGACTGCTTCTATATTTGGCCCGGATAATTTAAGGAAAAAAACTGGGAATATACATGCAATTAATTATATAATATTTTCATCAAATACTAATATGCCTAGACACACGCAGGAAATGTTAGCAGATTTTAATTATGTACAGTCTGACATTAATTTAAATCGTAACAGCACTGTATACACTTCTAATACTAAACAAAAAGCTGAAACGACCGTGTTGGGTGGTGGAATATTTGATAACGTCTTAACAACAAAACTAGTAGAATATCCAAGTAATACAATATTTTTATCAACACTTGGAACTAGTGATGATATTTATAAATTACACAGGATAAGAATAATTAGTGTATATGGTAATTATCAAATTCCTGTTAATTTTGCAATTACACGATCATATAATAATGTAGGAGCGACAAATATTGAAACTGTCAGTGGATTGACTTCTGGTAGTGGTACGTTTACGCAACCATATGTTGAATATAGAATGAAAAATTATTCAATAATGAGAAAAATTAATCGCAACACGATTGTAACCAATATTGCAGCTGGACTGGCCAGTCCAGATCTTGCGGCATTGGTAACTGAAGAAACTTTTAGCACTCCATTCATGACTCCTATATTAAGAACTTTACCTACTTTTCCAATTGGAATTACAGCCAACGCTGGAGCTACGGCGAGTACATTTGATGGAACAGTAACTTCTGCTGGAACATATCCAGTAATATACAAATGTCCAACTGATATTCAAAATCATAAATCACTATTTGATCATAGGGTATATGCCTGGAATTTAAATTCAGTTCTGATGAACAGTACCGCTGTCTCTGGTTATATAAACACTACCAAAACTGGTGAACTATTTGATGTTAACCATGCTGGTGGTCATACACTAGACAGTTCCGTCTTGGGTTGGAATGCTCAAGCTGGTCCTATACCAGAAACAATTGGTATTATACTTCCATCGGTAAATATACAATACTCTGTTGATGATTTGAGTGCAGCAAATGAAGCACTTGGTCTTTTGACTAATTTAGATAGTAACAAATCTATACCTCAAACTTTTAATATTGCATTAGAGTTATACAAATATAATCCAACTACAGGAGCTACTGGATCTATAATGATGATTTCTAAAGATTTACAGTATAACATCACTTCTACTAGAGTTGCTGGTAGTATTGCTAATCAGAATGGGGCTGCTTAATATGACAACTAATAATCTAATTATAAACGGTAATTTTGATCTCTGGCAAAGAGGCACTACATTTTCTATTCCATATAATGCTGACTACTCAAATGTAGGAAAAGATGGAACAACCTTTACTGCCGAGAGTAAAAAAATAGCAGATAGATGGTATGTTATTGATACTCAAAAACGATCAGAGGAAAGTGGTGGTGTAATATCAATATATCGAGAAGCATTCAATTCAACAGAACCAGAATTTGCACGTTCTTTGTATTACTTAACAGTAGCTAATAATATTACAGCTGTAACAAGTGGTTATTGCTATATTGAAAATAAACAAGCAAATTGTAATATAGTCGGTGGTAGTACTTTACGTCTTTCTTTCTCTGCAAAGACCACCGGAATAACTGGAACAACTATGGCTTGTTATTTTAGACAAGCTGTGAATCCAGGAATTTATGAATTCTCTAATACTAATGAAATAGTAACAGTATATGAAACTTGGCAAAATTATTCAGTAACTTTAAATCCACAGTTTGTTGGTAACTTAGGAGTTTCTGGTGATCATTACTTCTCTGTTGGTTTTAAAGTATTACCAAACACTCAAATTAGCATTGCCAAAGTTGGTTTGAATTTTTCTGGTGTTTCTAGCCAAACACTCACAACCCCCGAAGAAGAAAAGAAATTACAAGAAAAGTATTACTATACCTCATATACACATCAGACTTCTCCCGGTAATACTACTCTATCTTCTGGAAATGATGTTACAGCAATTAACTTTACAGTAACTCCAAGTTATAGCTACACCCATAAGTTTAGCATTCCGCAATATAAAACTCCAACAATCACTCTATATTCACCAAAGAGTGGAACTGCCAATGATGGATATAATAAATCTGCAGATAGGGATATGAGGCTAACATCTGGCACTCGTGGGTGGAATACTACTGCTAGATTTTCTCCAACTGGAGCTGCTACTATAACAACTAGTGGCAATACATATGGTGTGATATTTAGTGTTGCCAGCGGTGCAGTAATTTTTGATGATATTTTAGTTCACATGGTAGCAGACGCAGACATAGACCCTAGTCCATACGACAGAGGTCTAGAAACAACGACATAAGGAACATAGATGCCATCTTGCACGAATAACTCCATAATCTCAGGAATAATTGTTGGTTCTGTTGATTCGATCAATGGAAGACGATTATCATTTCAACAAAAGACGGACACTAATTGGGATCCAACTATTATTGCAGGAAATGTTATTCGTTATGATGTTGATGCTGGTGTATTTACTCAATCTATTGCAGACCCAAACTTTGAAGGCGCTGCAACAGATATGTCATTGGCTGAAGTTGTTGGAATTGTAGAATCTATCGCTGTTACTGATGGTATTACATACGCAACTGTGGTGACACATGGATTAATTAATTATCCAAATTTGATGTCAACTATAGCTGGAATTTCTGCTACTAGTGGAGGTGACGGTGGTACTGATATATTCTTCCTAAGCCCAGATATTCTTGGCGGCATCACATACGGTTTGATTGAAGATAATGGTTATATTGTAAAACCTATTCTTCAGGTATGCCCAATTTCGGGTGGTGACTTCAATTCAATCGTTGTAAACTATATTGGATATGAATCCTCATCATCCGCTAATGCATCATTTAGATCTTCTGAGGTTAATATAGGCGAGATAAGAGTTGTTGATGCAGCTTCTGTTGTTCCCGATGGTTGGGTTGATACTAGTTCTCCAAAATTTTTATCAATAACCGAGTACCCAGAAGCATATGCAACTTATGGAAATTCATATGGAACTCTTGAGAAATTATATGTAAATGGTTCTTTTTCTTTTGTTGATGCTCTTGCCCAAAAATCAATAAGACCAATAAACCCACAAACAAATAAAGGAATTGGTTTATATTCTTCTATTGTGTCTGTCGATACAACAGATAATTCTATTATTGTAGAACATACGGATGGCAATCCTACATTATGGAAATCTAATTATACAACTTATCAGATATCTGAAGCTGTATTGGGTCTTAGTAAAGTAACAGTTACATCGGGAGCAGTAACCGAGTTTAAAACTCCACAGATTCAGACAAACATTCAAGCTACTGCTAACGTCAAAGATCAAATATCAACATTTGCAACCAAAACAATAATCAGAGTGAAGAAGGATAATGTAGTATCATACTTGCCGCAATATATCTCATTCGCTAATGCAACAGTAAATGGAGTATTAGCCACTCCGAACTTTGTAAATGTTGATAGCACATTGGTTTCTCTGGAGTCTAGAATACAAGCACTAGAGCAAATATTAGGAATTAGTTAACATGCCTTCAATTCGTGGTACTAGCCAATTTAAGGCAATAAAAGGAATTACCATATACGGAGTTATTGGTAATACTGGACCACAAGGACCCCGTGGTGATGATTTCTACGGCAATACTGGTGCTACCGCATCTTTTAGAATAACCGGAATTACGCTTTCTGGATATACTCTTATATCATCATTCAGTAATGGAATAACTCGCGCTGCTTCCGGAAAACTGTTAGGCATAACAGGAAATACAACTGTACTGGTTGGTGGTATAACTGGTTCTACTGGAACTGGTTTTGTCTTTGTTGGATCTACTGATGAGAGAAACATCACTCTCAGAAAACTTCGTGGTAGCACTGGGTTTAAATCATTGGTAGGAATTACTAGCGATGCTGACACTATAACAATAACTGTCGATAGGTATGATGGTGGTTTTACACTTAGCGTCGGAGAGCTGAGTGAAATCATTGCGACAGATTCATCTGGAAATCTTGTTGGTGCTACATTAGGATCTGCTAAATATGGAAATGTAACTGATACTGTTAGAATCAACAAAGCAAATGTCTTTGAGCATGTTCGAGGAGCCAATCAGATTAACGATGTTGTGAGTGCTGGTGGGTCGGTTTCTGGCTCTGGAGGTCAGAGCGCACAACTTCTAATGTTCATACAGGCATCTATTGAATTTACAGATTCTAATAACAGATCAAAAACTAAGACACTTGTTCTAGATGTTTCTAGTTTTAAACCTGATCTAGTAGACCCCGTAAAATATAATATAAGCCTTAGCCCCCCACCGAAATATCAGACTGCATTTAGTTTGTTTGTAACTGGAGCAACAGGAGATGGTACATTTTCTAACGCCCGCTGGGGCAATGTAAAATGGCCATTAGGCAAAATACCATGTTTAAGAACTGGTGAATCTCATCTTATACATTTTATATCAGGAAATGATTTTTGGTATGGATATATTTTTGGTCAAGGTACTGGATCTACTGGAAAATATTTCTGTGATGTTGATATTCCACAGTTCAGCACAACGTCAGAAGGACAGATTGCATTAGATTTTTTCTCAGGATTGACTGGAGCTTGTTGTTTAGATAATAATTCTTGCACTCTTTCTACACAAGAAATATGCACACAAAAATCTGGATTTTTCTCTGGTGTTGGTACTACTTGCGGCACAATTGGTTCTACTAGTGTATGTACAGAGTCATTTGGAACATGCTGTATTAAAAACACAATTGATGGTAAAATAACAACTTCATGTTTAGAAAATATTTCTCCGATAGATTGTCTATCTCTAAATAATGATTCAATAGAATCTATATTTTCTGGATTTAATACCACATGTGACGAGGTTGATTGCAATAATTCATTCAATGCTCTTGGTGCATGTTGTGATGGTGCTGGAAATTGTGAACAAGTAACAAAAGAAGATTGTATTCTTGGTGGTGGCAGTTTTAATGGAAGAGGCATATTATGCTTTTCTGATAATAGTAATCCAATATGTTCTACAGGAACTGGTGCGTGCTGCACACCAAGTGGAATATGCACACAAACCACTGCTGAAGTTTGTTTGAGTTCTGGATCATATTATCATGGTAATGCAACAACATGCGCTGGTATCACTTGTTCTTCATATCTCAAGTGTGGTGGGTTCCTTGGAGTCTCATTACGACCAGGAGATATAATTGGCGGTGGAATGGTTGTTGGCGTATATAATCCCAAGTCATCTAAACTTCTTGGCGGCTCTCATGCATTTTCTAGACACGGAAGCACTGCAGACTTCATATATGGTGGAGAAACATTAGCAAACTATTATCAGAGTGAAACTGATTATGTTGGTTATGGAATCACTGGAGAAAGCTGCGAAGTGCTACTCAATAACGATGTAGATTCATATTACATTATAGTTTCTCTATATCCATCATCAATAAATGACGCTGGAAAGTTTGTAAATCCAACAGAAGAACTTGCAAAGAAAGATACCTTTCCTTGGTATGGACCTGGAATAGCATGGGGTCCACTTTTGGATTTAACCAAATACAAATACTCAGATTTTACATATTTGGATAAACGATATGATTCATCATATTTACAATATGGTGAAGGATACTACGGTGTAACTGGAGAGTCGTTAGATAACATTAAATCTGTTACATTCCAAACATGTTATTCCTCCAGACTAAATGGAAAAGATCCTGTTGCTAGATTATTTACTAGAAGTGTAAAAGCATCAAATGGTTTGTGGAATAGAAATTGGGGAATATACAACACCATTCGTATGATTTCCGCAGACAATGCTCACTATATTAAATTGTCGGTTTCTCCATATTTTACATACAGTGAATTTAATTCAGGTATAACTATGTCTGCTGTTCGCGCTCTGTTTGCATTTAATAATAATGATTTCACAAACACACACGGATTGACTGCAAATCCAACTGCATTATCTGATTGGTTTATTCCTAGCCACGACGAGTTGGCTTTCTTAGCAGCAAATTCTATAACAGACTCTACAAATCCCTATTATGGATTTGATATGAATGCTGCATTACTTAGTAATAGCGGAATACCATTATATGATTGGCACTGGTCATCAACTGGATCTTTTGATACCACCACGGATCAAGGGGTTTATACTTCAGGAAAGCCAGAACATGGATCTGTTACTTGGGCAATATACTTTGATCCAAATGGAGAATCTTCGCAGTTTACGGTGAAGAAAGAAAATCGATCTGCAGAACTAAAGGTTAGACCTATCAGACTTATGCGATGTGATGGTAAAACTCCACCGATTAATTCAGAACAATATAAATTATGGAAGACACCAAAGCTTTTAAGGAATAGTCAATAATGTCATTCGGTTCATCAAATATACCAAGTATTCTAATTACCGCCGGTGTGAATTCTGTAACAGGATCTACAGGGGCAACTGGACCTGAAGGTATTATTGGATTTTCTCTTACTGGCCCAACTGGATCTGATGGTATTCAGTTTGTTTCAACACAAATTGTTGGAGCTATATTAGGAATCACCTATGAGAATAATACTGGATTCTTCTTAACTACTACATCACCTGCTGGAAGTAGTTCACGAGATCCTTTCCCAAACTTTACAGTTGGAGAAACTGGCAGCGCAGAAGATACTAGCATTTATGGTGGATTCACTGCTGACCCTTATATGTTTATGTTTAAGACTATAAAGTTAGTTGGAGAAGTTACTGGTGGAATTAGTCTATCTTCTTTTTACATTTCAAGTCCGGGTACTACTAATTCTGCAGTAGGAACCACAGGAAGTTTGATGTATGTTACTGTTGGAGCTAATAACTTTGGAACAGCTATTGATGGGACTAACGATGCAAACACAAAATATTTTAGATCTATAATTACTCCAACAGCTGGAAGTTTTAAAGGAATAACATTAGATACATTTAAATTCAAAATTAATCAACACTTTGATACTGAATTTAAAAAGGGATACACCGGAAATATAAACTGGATAAATGCACTTACTGACAATGTATCTAATGTATTAAATGAAATAACAGTTAAATCTTCACTTGTGTCTGGTGGTTCCGGAATAACCAGAACAGATCAATCTGTTTTTATAACAGTTACTGACGAAAATCGTAACTTATACCCAAAGGTGTCGTTTAGAACTGAAGGTATCACATATGCTGTGGATGGAAGTGGGGGACGTACTGGTTCATTTGAAATGAATATTATAGGAAAAGGAATTACATATTCCAACGAAACCTATAAAAATCAAATAATTGGTTCTTGCTGTTATTGCAGCACAGGTACTTCTTCAATAGTAAACCGTAAATGTTTAGACTATGCTACCAAATCTTTCTGCGATTCTATCGGTGGAAACTTTAATTTCAAATCATGCAATATTAGATATTTGTCTGATGATTGTTATTCTGGTGGTGCATGTTGTGCCAATGGCACTTGTTTTGAAACTAATGATGAATTGTGCGATAAAGCTCATGGATCTTTTTATCCAAATCTTAGATGTAGTGAATTAGAAGATGGTTGCCCTAGTAATTGTCCAATCGCTGCATCATGCTGTGTTAATGGTGATTGTTATGATCTTTCTGCCAGTGATGCTTCAGAAGAGTTATGCAAAGAACTTGGGGGAAGATATAAAGGAGTAACTTGTGGTGAAAGAAATTGCTGTGTGGAAGGATTTATAGGAGCTTGTTGTTTTGGAGTCGATAATTGCAAGGATGATACAACACCAACAGAATGTGCGGCTGATGGTGGTGTATATCAAGGACCAACTAGTTTGTGCTCAGCGTCAATATGCTGTAAAGATTCTGACACATCTCCTTCATTAAAATTTGCGGCAATAAGAACAGACAACACAGAAGAAATTCCAACAGATCTTAAAATTGGAGATTCGTTTGGTGGTGGAATTGTTGCTGGATTTGTTGGTTATCCCCCTGCTGCGTTTGACAATGATGGTTACTTTGCTAAAGGAGAAGTAATCTCCGAAATTGAAAATAACACAATCAATTCTGTAAAAAGATATGTCGCTGTTAACGGCACATACAATGGATCATTGAGATGCAACTGCTCTAACTTCTCACCATCCAGATATGTGACTATGAATGAATTAGGAAAGAGTAATGGTAGAGTATTAACAACAGATATTAAATCTCTTTCTGGTGTTCGTGATTACTTGGATCTAACTTTCTACAATCGACTCTCTGACACTTGTCTGACAACAGAAAATAAGCCTTGTAATGAGAAATCCGCTGAGAATAAAAAGTACGGATATAACTCAGTGTTGGCGTATAAACAACTCTCGAAACAGATTCATGGAGATAACATTCCAAACGCCTGGGTTCTAATTGTAGCTGCTGAAGATTTTAATACAACTAATGTTTCGTTTGGTATGAGTATGTCCGTAAATGCATTTACTGTTTCTTCGGAAATGAGTAACTATAGTAACACACTATGGCAGAATAATATATTGACTCCATACGGAACAACGGTGTTTGATGGATTACTAAACACTAGAATGTTTGATGACACTTCTATTGAACGTAATACTTGGTTCATACCAAATACCTATACAATAGCTGGCAAGCTTGAAACAATTGATCCTCTTGCGTATGATAGATTTAAACACAGTCGAGTTAGCTACTGGCAATCTGATATTGATCGAACTCAGATCTCCACAAGCAGCGATTACTTCAAATCTAAGTACAAGGAAATGTGGAATGCTATAAACACATCTTCGACTGCTTTATATCACATTAGCGAGAAAAATAAAGAATCATATAATGGTTATTCGGATTGGTATATTCCCAGTGCTTTGGAATTGAATATAGTATATTACAATATTGATGCCATTAATACTGGTATAATATATCACTCTACTGGTTCCTCCGTTACGCTTTCTATAGATTCCTCATATTGGTCTTCTACTACTGGCGGAAAAATGGTAGATTCTAGGGCAGCAGGAACTAGTGGTGGTAGTGTTAAAACCTATCAACAACAGAACTATAGTTTAGAAGCTCCAATATCACTATCTGATGCATCAACAGATTCGTGGAAGAGTTATAAATTAGCTCAGGCACATCGTGCATATGCACAAGATTTTGGCACAGGAAAGATGATATCATCTCTTAAGACTGACAAAGTGGCTAAAGTTAGAGCATGTCGTATGGTTCCTATATATTTTAAAGCTAAAGATCAGCAGAATCAATTTGAATTTAGCTTTAAGTCTTTAAACACATGCACTTCCTGCAGATAAGAGAATAACTAATGGCAAATGAGATTGGCTTCAGTACAATATATCCAGGCAGCGGGTTAGGTTCAGCTGGACCCATAGGAGCAACTGGTGCCACTGGAGCAAATCAAACTGTTCGTGGATCTACTGGAGCCACTGGTTTAAATTCTAATTATATTACTTCTGTACTTGTAACGGAAGAAGGAGTAGTAGAATTTGGTTTATCTGATGGAACTAACGTAAGCCCAGGAATTCTTAAAGGAGTAACTGGAGTATATGCAGGAGTAACAGCATTTTCTCTTGGTTCAGGAACATCTGTTCTAAAAGGTGTGTGTGGTGGTATTACTTTAGATTTTTATAACTTTAGAACTGATGGTTTATTGGGAATTACATACAGCACAGATGGTGCTTTGGTGTTTACAATATCTGCCAATAGTGGAGCTGGTGGAATTTCTGAATTTGCAGAGAATAATAGAATTGTGTATGCACAATCTAAAACAGCAATCATGTCTACGGATTTGATTCCTGAAGCTTCCCTTGGAACAAATCGAGTTGAACACATTACTACCTCCAATTATGGATATGTAAATTTTGGAGAAGAAACAGCTGGAAGAAATATAGTTGCTGATATTATTGAATCATCACTCTCTGTTGGTCCAATAGAACGTGGTGAATTTACAGTAAATCTTTCTAATTTCTATACTACTGGAGCGGAAGGAATTATTCTGGATGTTTCTAGAGCAACAGTCTATAATTTAATCACTCCACTCGGAATTAAAGAATTCACTACAAGTAATATTATTACAATTCCCGAAGGACAGATCATGTCTGTCACCTTGATTGTTCATGGAGAGGATATTTGGAACTTCCCAGAAGATGTTGTATTTGATGCAGAAAGTAAACCAATATTTTATCCTGGCGTTAATATTCTTCATATGTGGAGAACGAGTGAAGACGAAGTTTGGCGTGCAAGTTTTACTGCAAGAGGAATTGGCGCAGAAAATATTAAAAATCCTGGTGTTCGTGGTTCCTGCTGCTACTTCGATGTAGATGGAACAAAACACTGCGATGATTATGTCACACAGACATACTGCACAGAACGAGATGGAAACTTTGAAGGAATAGTTCCTTGCGATAAAAATTCATGCATAGTAGGAGAAGAAAAAGACTTTGATGGAGTTTGTTGCACAGAAGGAAAATGTGTTTCTGATATAGATCCAACTCTGTGTCAAATTATTGGTGGCTATTTTATCTCAGGTATAACATGTGGTCAAGTTGGATTTTTTCCAGAAACTGACAACACGGATAATATAGGAAAACCCGCAGCAGTTCCTCCTGAACCTTCTGGTCTATGTTTTAATAAATGTAAGACTCCTACAATATGCTGCAAAAATGGAACATGCCTAGGACAACTCACAGAAGCGCATTGTGACTTCTTAGGAGGAACTACTGTTCTTGCTCCTAATTGCACCAGTGCAAATTGCTGTGATCATATCATTGCTCCGGGAGCATGTTGCATACAAGAAGAAGGTAATATTTATAGATGCGAAAATGTAGATACACCATTCGCATGCAATGATGCGGTTGATGGGCTTAATGGAATTTATATGGGTAAGAATACAAAATGCCCAATTGATGTGAATTTAGAGAAAGATATTTGCTGCACAGTTCAAAATCAATTAACTTGCTATGAATGTAACCCAAATGGCTCACCATGTGGTTGTACTGAAATTATTACTACTGGAAATTCTTGTTCCGAAGTTAATATAAACTTTTATGAATTTCAGAATACTTGTGATACTAAGTGCATATCTAAAACATGTCATAGGTGTGACGGAACACAATGTTTACAAGAAACAACACTTTGTGGTGCTGAATGTTCCGAAGGATTTGAACTAGGACCTTGTATTGCTGATCAAACATGCCTAACCAAGCCTTGTTTCAAAACGTGTGTAGATAATAGCTGCGGAACACCTTTTGATTTTGAACTTACTAATGGTGATAATAGCTGTGCTACACTCGGTGCTGGAACTGAGTTTACTCTTGATAAATGTGATTGCATAGAACTACCACCAGAAGACCCTGAGTTTGCTGCATGTTTTTGGTGTTTTCCTATAATAGTGAATTCAGATCCAACTGTATTAAATACCGATGGAAATCGTAGCATAATACCTCCTAACGCTCCCCCATCACCGTCTAATAGCGAGTTTGCCGAACAAGTAGCAGGATCGTCTCAAGCTCCATTTAGATCTGTATTTTCAGTACCACAATCTAAAGCTATATTATTAGATGCTGCAGCTGGGTATGTAGAAAACGATTTTAGTATACTACCACTATTTAATGCTAATGCTTCTATTATTGGTATTACATTACCGGCTGGATTAAATCCTGCTGGGTATGCTTTATCGCGTGATAATAATATATTATACTATGATGAAACTAATACAAGTGCATTCGCTCCTTCCTTTATCGGAACAGCGGTTCCAAATAACGTAGGAGAAGTATTAAATGCTACTGTTGGTTTAGTTACCTCTGCTCCTAGTACACTTATTAGTACAGATATTAATTTTAGATGTAATTATGTTGGTTCATATAAAACAAGTAGCAATAAAGTAGAAACTAGAGAAAACTGTTTAAAAAGATATGGATATACAACATCAGAACAATTAACTAATTGTTTACTATGTGATCCAGTTAACGATAACATTCCATATACAGATTTGTCAAACGAGGTACCAAAATCTGTAACTAAAATAGAGCCATATCAAGATAGAATCAAAGCTGGATTATATGCGCCATTCCCACCTCTTTGGGGAAGAATAACATACAAATATGGCCAATCTACTTGCACTAAAGCTTTATATAAGAAAAATACTTATAATCTGAACCTTTTTAAAAATTCTAATATAAAGGACATAGTTCATGAATTTTTATTACAACGAGGAAAGACTTGGTTAAAGACATTTTTAGACAGGTATGATAGTACACCCATAGCGAACAGAGAATTACAGGATGGATTGGCTGCAAGTATAGACAGTAACTTTATTGGCTCAATAAGAAATAATCCAGTAAGTCCAAATGAATTTTGTATGGGAGGCCAAAATAATCCTATTGTCTTTACTTACGATCCATATCAACTAGGTGGTTTAATAAATTACGGCACTGCATATGTGTGGCCATCTCCTATAGGGGACGGATGTTGTAATAATACTACATCATCATGGGCTTTACCAGAACCAAGTTTTGATCCGATAGGACCTCCAGCACAGGGAGGTGGTCCTCCAGATATGTACTACCCACCAAATAATATAAATGGTATTCAAAAACTTGGAGAAAGATATTTGAAAAAACTCGCTAGTGATACTACTACACAGATACAGTATGTTAGAGGAATTTTTGGTAGAAATCTTCGATATAATCTAGATTCATTTAGAACATCTACTGTATTTTATCATGATGATGGTTCTGGCACATTCACCACTACTATGAAAACTGATGATACTATAAAGATTCCATTAGCTTATCAGAATGGATTTGAAGGTCCTGATTCGTGTGCTCCTACTGGTGGTGGGGGTTCAGTAGATGCTCCGTTGTGTATTCCGCAAGACACAGAATGTGAGGGTTTGTGTGGTTGTGGAGGAGGGTGTGTAGAAACATCTCCAGGTGTCTGTTCAGGTCAGCAGTTATGCCCCAAGTATAATGATAGTAGTGGTGGTGATCCTAATAATTGGCAAGGATCTGGTGGTCTTATTGCTCCATCCACGGTAGAAACACCATCTCTATTTACAGCACAAGTAGTAAACAAATCTCAAATAACTAGTAAGAGAGTTTATATAATTCCGGGTGTTTGTGTTGATATGCTATGCCCTAATTGTAATTCATACGAAAGCTGCTAATATGTCGGTTCAATTTAGAACAAGATCACAAACATCAGTTGATTATTCTCAGTATATTACAAATTCTGGAATAACTGGATGTTGTCACGTTATAACCGAAGGAACAGTTAATCGTACCGCCAACACAAGTTTAACCGAATGTAATAGTTCAGGTGGACACTTTATTGCAGGAGAATGTGATGCATCAATAACTCCTTCGACGCTTGGATGCTGCTGTGCGTGTAAGTCAACAACATCAAGCAAGTTACAAAAAACAACATTGTGTGAATGCGAATCTCTTAGTGGATTATGGAAAGCAGGAGATTTAGCAACTTGTACTGAAACTCAAACAGATTTAGGTATAAAAGATGGTTGGTGCATTTCTGGATCTGCTAGTAAGTCTAATCAAATAGATTTTAGAAAAAAGAGAGCATGTTGCCATCCAGAGTTTTTAGATGATGGTACAGTAGTTTCTAATTGCACCGATTTATGTTCAGAAAAAGAATGTGCTGAATTGGCTGCATTTCCATACACATCAATCTTCTACACAAACGGAAGACAGTGTGATACTCAAGTAGGAGCAGCATTTCCTGTTCGAGATGAATGTGCGCTCTCTATAAGTAATGATAATGTAATGAATTCGTGTAGCAATGGTACTAATTTGTTTTGTTGGAATCTTCCAGATTCCAACAGATGCGGAACAAAGTCTTGGTATGACTCAAGATTCATGGGCAAGTTTATTCAATCAGTAAATCAATTTGCTTTTCAAATAAGAAACGAAACTGTTCCATTTTTATATGATGTTATATTAGCTCCAAGACACGAAAATCAAACTTCTATAGACATCACAAATGAAGCAAAATCATTAGTTGGTGTTGGAGTAACAAAACTATGTCCTGGTGCATATTCAATGAATTTTGATTTACCAGAAAATGAAATATGGTCTAATGGATATTTTGCAATACTAAATGAAAATTCAGTACCTGTATATTTTGCCTCTCCTAAATTCAGTGAAAGTTTTACAAATGCATCAGATTCACCAGTACCAGTAACACCACCAACTCTTCCTGTAAAAGATCTAATAGCAACCAGAACATTCAGTGCTAGTATAAACAATACAAGTGAGAGAGTAAAAATAACTGGTAGATTCTATAATGGAAAAACTAATCAGTATAGAACTTTCAACAATAATACACTACCAATTGATCAATTAATTAAATTATATCAACATAATGTTTATGATTTTAAGGTAACATCTTTGCTAACAGATCCTACTGGTGGTGTTTTATTTAGCGTATCAACTCTAGGATTTGCTGTGCAAAAAAAGGATAAAAGTTTTGACTATTATTCTCCATTTAATACCGCAACCGTTAATAGAATTAAATCAATAGTAAGAAGCTTACCTGCAAAGGATTATGTTAGAGTTTCATTGGGTGCTTATACAATATGCGGAATTGAAAGTAATGGAACCATGACATGCAGTTCTGAAAATTCTGAGTTAAATATTCCTGTTAAAAAATATAAACTAGTTTCGTGTTCTAATTCTTTATTTGATACTGAAATTAATGATTACGATCCAAGTAAAGAATTTTGTTTTGCTGTAGATGAAAATAATGGTATTGTCAAAATTTCTAGCGATTCTGCTGATTTTGATAATCAACCAACTAGATCAATTACAGATATAATAGATTTATCGTGCATCAATACTAGGTGTTTAGCTGTAACAGAGCCAGATGAAGTCATTTGCAATTCTCAAATTCTTGGAAGTTGTTGTGTAGATTCAGATACTCGTAATTGTATTCAAACCACCGAAGGTGTCTGCAGACAAGCAAGAGGATTTTTTCAGGAGGGTCGTATATGTTGCATAGACTCCCCAGATTTGGAAAATTGCGTCAATTGTGATGAAATATCAAATAGAAGTCTTCGAGTAAATGCCTTTACTGCTCCAGAAAATACATTACCAACCTCTGATTTAACTTACTACAAGAATGGATTATATGTTGGAATATTTGAACCAGGCAATCCTGTAAATACCATAGGTTCAACAGTAACAGGTAATCCTACAACTGGTAGTGCTTTTGCATACAAACCATCTGTGGTTGGATATGGTACTACTAATAAGAAATGGGCAATTGTTGTTGCATCAAATGATTACACTATGGATTTCTTAAATGATGAATTTGAAAGCACCGAGGTAATTCCACCATCAATGTATGATGGTATGTGGAATACATTTGGAGATAGCAATGTATACTATGGCATACAATCTAAAGCCATGGAAAAACTAAGAGAGCATTCCAGACTTTCTGGTTGGTATTTGCCATCAAAGAATGAGCTTGAATTTGTTAATAACAAATTGAATCATGGATTTTTCATTCCAGAAGCATTCAAATCTATGAATAGCGGCATATATTTGACATCTACACCATATTTTAAAATACAATCTAGCACCAAATTTGATTTAGATTCTCAGATATTTAAAAACCAAGCATTTATGTTTGGACAGAGTTACAGCAAGAAAGATTATGGATCTATATACTTAGTACCAAGAAGAACTAAAGTTAATGTTCGTCTTATTCGAAGGATTGAACTGGAGTAATTATTATGAGTGATGAAAAAACGTGTTCTAGTAAGCCAGACCCAATAAAATTCAGAACAGTGACTGTACCAGATACTAAAAATATTATTTCTAGAAAAATAGGAATGATACAGAGTTTTGCTATGTCTCTTACTTCTAAGGGTCTAAACGAAAAGAAGATAAACAGAGCAACAAAGCAATTGAGAGTTCTCAGCTGCTTCGGAGATAAGCACCTGAACGGCGTGGTTCCTCCCTGCGAGCATTTGAAGGAAAGTAAGACAGATGGACAGTATTTCTGTGGCGGATGTGGCTGTGGGGATCGTGCTGGTACTTGGTTGGTTGCAAATGGTAATGATTACAGCAAGCTAGACTACCCAAAGCTGAACTGCCCAATCACCATGCCTGGGTTTACCAACTATGTCGCTAGTAAACCAGACGAAGCTATATCACCGATCACTCGAAAGTATTATCTTGAGAATATAGCGTTTGATGATCTAAATAAGATGCCAGTGACTCTTCCAGACATGCCTGAAGCTATGCAGAAAGCTATGGATGAAAGAGATGCAAAGATGTTACCTAAAGACGAAACAACATTAAACACACAACAATTAGGGTAATTGGTTAATGCCATAAATACCTTTAAGGAGATTTTATGGCAGCACCTAATTCACGACAAACTCTTATCGAATACTCATTGAGACAGCTGGGAGCACCAGTTGTTGATATTAATGTAGATTGGCAGCAATGTGAAGACCGTTTAGATGATGCTTTGCAACAGTTCTCTGAAAGACACTTTGACGGCGTAGAGAAAGCTTTCTTTCTTTATCCCGTTACTGCACAAGATATAGCCAATGAATATATCAACACCGACACTCTTGGTCCGGTAAATGGGTTTGGTGGCGATGGACCAACCGGGGTGGATATAGTCACCGTAGTCAAACTATTCCAGTTTGGCCCATTTGGTAATTTGTCTATGTTCGATGTTAGATACCAAATGGCTCTTACCGATTACTTTGGTATTAATACCAACCTCATGTCTAGTAGAAATATGGGATTAGCTCAATATGATAGCACCAAGCGTTATATTAATCTTATTTCAGATATGTTCCAACCAGAAAAAACTATACGGTTTAGTAAGGTAACAAATAAGCTACATGTTGAAATGAATTGGCAACAGGAATTAGTTCCAGGCGCGAATATCATGATCGAAGCTTACGTTCTTCTAAACCCAGACAAATTTACGGAAATCTACAACGACAGATTACTCAAGAAGTATCTGACTGCTCTGATCAAAAGACAATGGGGAATGAATATGGCTAAATTTGGTGGAGTTGTTCTGCCAGGTGGAGTCACTCTTCGAGGTCCAGAGATTGTAGCAGAAGCTCAGAACGAAATTGCTCTCATCGAACAACAGATCCAGCTAGAGTACGAACTCCCCATAAATTTCATGATCGGTTAATATGGCAAAGAATCCCTACTTCAAAGACTACTCAGGCGAGCAAAACATAATTGAAGATCTCTCTATAGAGATCATCAAAGCTATGGGTAGGGATATGCTTTATATTCCCCGTGAACAGTATAACAAAAATGTTGAATTCGGAGAAGCTCAATATAGATTTAGTAAATCGTTTCCTTTAGAAATGTATATTCAATCTGTTTCTGGTTTCGAGGGAGAGGGAGATATCATCTCGAAGTTTGGATTAGAGGTAAGAGATAAAATTACTCTTATTATTTCTAAGAAACGATTTAATAAAGAAATAGCAGAAAAGTACGATGGAATAACAAGACCAAGAGAAGGAGATTTAATTTATTTTCCTCTCAGTAGTGGATTGTTTGAAATTAACTTTGTAGAACACGAAAATCCGTTTTATCAAGCCGGTAAGTTATATACATATTCACTAATCTGCGAACTAACTACACTAGAAGATGGTGATGAGTTTGCAACAGGTGAAACCGATGTTGATGTAGTAACAACAGAAAATAGAGCAGAAGTAGATTTGTTTAGCATATCTACTCAAATTTCTACTGGTAAAATTTTCTACGATGGAGAAATGGTATATCAGGTACGCGGAATCACTGGTGCTACTGGAGGAGCATATGCAAATGCAACTGCAGAAGCTCATTGTGTTAAATTCTATCCAACTAGTAACACAATGGAAGTATATGGAATTAGTGGTTCGTTCCTATACAACTCACAAAGTATTCGAGGAAAAGAGTCTGGTGCCGAATATTATGTTACAGGTATAACTGGAACTAATCTCATAATTCCAATATCTCCGATAGATTCTCTCTCCACAGGTGATAATGAATCCATTAAATATACTGAAGATTCACTTGATGTATACAACTTTACCGATATTGATCCATTTTCTGAAGGAATATACTAATGTTTCAATACTTTTATAATCAAACATTAAGAAAATTAACATTAGCGTTTGGTGGATTGTTTGATGAAATTTATATTTCAAAAGACACATCAGATGGCAAAATAGAAAGAACAAGAGTTCCTCTTACATATTCTGGTAAAGAAAAATTTATCAGAAGAATTAACGAATCAAGTTCTATTTCTAGTAATGTTAAAATCGAAACTTTGCTTCCTAAAATGGCATTTGAGATGACAACTCTTCAATATGATCCCACTAGAAAAATAAACAAAATAAACAAAAAGTTTAAGAGTTCATTAGTAAACGGAGAAACGTATACACAACAAGCATATTCAGAAGTTCCATATAATGTGCAATTTTCTTTATATTGTTTTACAAGAACCGTCGATGATAATCTACAAATAATGGAACAAATACTTCCATACTTCTCTCCAGAATTTATAGTTACTCTTAAGATGAATGACGTAGATACTAATGTTGATGTTCCAATAATACTCAATACAACAAACATGACAGAACAGTATGAAGGAGATATGACAACAAGAAGATCTGTTATTTCTTCTTTCTCATTCACTGCTAAAGCACATATATTCAGTAGAGTAAGTGACTTTGGGATTATTAAAGAAATTGATGTCAATATACTTGAGGACAATACCCTATGAAAGAAAATATTCCAAAAGTGTTTGATACTATATCCGAAAGTCTTGGAGTTGATTTTTCTGCTCCAAAGAAAGAATTAAGACAAGTAAAAGTAGCAGAAGGAATTCCTGCAGACAAAAGAATGGATACTGATTTTGAATATGCAAGACTTAATCTGAAAGAATTAATAGACAAGGGTAAAGATAGCCTAGAAAATGCAATATCACTGGCAGAAAGTCTAGATTCTCCTCGTGGATTCGAAGTTGTTTCTAACTTTGCAAAACAGCTAGCTGAGATGAACAAAGATCTAATGGGTCTATATCAGCAAAAAAAAGAGATTGAAAAAGAAAAAATCACAGTGAATAATAACACAACAAATGCGATATATGTTGGTTCTACGAGTGATCTGCAAGATCTTGTAAATCAAAGTCGAAGCAGAAGAAAGGCATTGGATAATAATGAGGAACAACAATCCAAGTAAGAGTTACCTCGGTAATCCCAATCTAAAGGGACCTGGTGTAAAAATTGAATTCACCAAGGAACAAGTTGAAGAATATGTAAAGTGTGCAAATGATCCAATTTATTTTATCAAGCATTATATAAAAATTGTAACTCTAGATAAGGGACTTGTTCCCTTTGAGTTATACGATTATCAAGAAGACATCATTGATAAGATACACAACAATCGATATGTGATTGCTAAACTTCCAAGACAGTCTGGAAAGTCTACTACAGTTATTGCATACATTCTTCATTACATTCTGTTTAATCAAAACATGAGTGTTGCTATTCTAGCGAATAAACAAACAACTGCTAGAGAAATGTTGTCTCGTTTAAAGCTAGCATATGAATATTTGCCAACATGGTTACAACAAGGAATTCTGGAATGGAATAAAGGATCAATTCAATTAGAGAACGGTTCTAAAATTCTTGCATCATCTACTTCTGCATCTGCAGTCCGTGGTGGTTCTTATAACATGTTGTTCCTCGATGAATTTGCATTCGTTCCGGGAAATATCGCAGAAGAGTTCTTCAGTTCCGTGTTCCCTACAATCACCTCCGGTGTGAGTACTAAAGTGCTGCTGATCTCCACTCCAAATGGTTTGAACATGTTTTATAAACTATGGAAGGGTGCCACAAAGAAAGAAGGAGATCCGGGTAAGAATGAATACATTCCCATAGAAGTACATTGGACAAAAGTTCCAACCACTTCGGGTGGTATGCTGAGAGATCAAAAGTGGAAAGAGGAGATGATCAAGCAGACATCGGAAAAGCAATTCGAGTCTGAGTTTGAGTGTAACTTCTTAGGATCTTCTAATACTTTAATATCAACTTCTAAACTAAATGTAATGGCATGGAAAGAACCTCTATATTTAACAAGAGAGGGTCTTACTGTATATGAAGAACCAATAGAAGATCATTTATATTTTATTACAGTTGATACCGCAAGAGGACAGGGAAAAGACTATAGCGCATTTTCGGTAATTGACTCAACCGCATCTCCATACCGATTGGTGTGTAAGTTTAGGAATAATCTTATATCTCCCATGCTTTTTCCTACAGTCATAGAAAAAGCCGGATACAAATACAATAAAGCATATCTGTTTATTGAGATCAATGACATTGGTGGACAGGTTGCAGATATTCTACATTCTGATCTTGAGTACGAGCATGTCCTGATGTCTTCTATGAAGGGTAGGAAGGGTCAGGTTGTCACCGGAGGGTTCGGTAGGGGTGAAAGCACCTTTGGTATCAGAACCACTAGTCAGGTTAAAAGAATTGGGTGTTCGGTTCTCAAAAACCTAATAGAACAGGATAAGTTACTGTTGGAAGACTATGACATTCTGACAGAGCTAATGTCGTTTGTTAGCAAGTCTCAAAGCTTTGCTGCAGAAGATGGACACACAGACGATCTTGTCATGTCTTTGGTGATGTTTGCATGGCTTTCTTGTCAACCATATTTCAAGGAATTGACTAATTTGGATACTCGACTTGCTCTATATAAAAACGAGATACAACAGCTTGAAGAAGATTTGGCTCCGTTTGGGTTTCTTACCACCCACGATGAGGACAGCATGAAGACATTTACTGACGGAAATGACTTGTGGAACGTAGATTCTTCTAAAAATCTATTTTGATAAATAACCCTAGAGCAAACCACATCTCTAGGAGAATAAAAAAATGGCACTAAGACCAAATGTTACAGTAAGCGTAGTTGACAATTCATTCATAGTTGCGACTGGAGAAGATTCTGGAAGCCATGTTTCTGCAATATATAACACTGGCTTATCCGGTGATAATTTAGTTGATATATTTGGAGTAACTTTAGAAAAAAGTAATGGGTACATGACAATAGAATCTGCTGGTGCTTGGGTTTCTAGACTCAATGGAACCACTTTATATGGTGGTGTAAGCGGATCAGGTCCAACTGGTACTTGGAAAACTGACTGGTATTCTGCTTATAATTACCTTCTCTATGGTGGTTTACTACGCATTACTAATAGTCTCACTAATCTATATGACGAAAATCTAGTTCTAGATTCCGTATTCACCTCAAATATAAGCACAACTCAAGTTAGTTGGGTTGAAGCTATGTGTACCCAAAGAACTGATTTAGTTGGTATTGTCGGTGTAACTTATGAAGGTTACACCGGTGGAAGTGTTCCATCTGGATTGGCTGGAATAACTGGCATATATCCAATATCCGCAAACAGTCTTTCATCAAGTAATATAATGTTAGTTGGTGGTGAAAAAGTATCACTAGCACTTTCAAACACCGGCGTGGAGAATTATGTTGACATTCCACTAGCATCAGATGTTGCTGGTTGTTTTGTTAGAACCGATAGAGAAACACAAAGATGGTTCTCTCCTGCAGGAGTTCGCAGAGGTCGTGTCTTAAATATCATAAGACTCAAAAAGAATCCATCTGCAACAGAGCAAGATAATTTATATACCGCAAAAATCAATTACATGCTTGGTGTTCCGGGATCTGGTACATTCTTGTTCGGAGACATAACCAAAGAAGCTAGAGATACTTCTACTCTCACGAGAATTAATGTTGTTCGTCTAATCAACTACATCAAGAAAACTGTTAGCAGAACTGCTCAGAGTGTTCTTTTTGAACTTAATGATGAGCTAACCAGATCATTGTTCACCAATGCTGCTGTGGGTTTCTTACAAAACATTCAAGATGGTCGTGGTTTATATGGGTTTAAAGTTGTATGCGATGCATCAAATAATCCAGCTGCAATAGTTGATTCAAATCAATTTGTTGCAGATTTGTATATTAAACCAACCAAATCTATTAATTATGTTAAAATTGTCATCACCAACGTAAATACAGACACCGTATTATAACAAATTAGGAGAATTATCACATGCCAATTCATAAGCTTTCAACATTTATTGACGCATTTAGAGGCGGAACTCGTCCAAATCGATTTAGAATTTTCGGAACTAGTACAGTTCCGGGTACAGCTTCCCCCCTCGGTTTGTTTCGCGAAACTCATTGTACTGCCGCAACTCTTCCAGAAAGCATAGTTGGAATTATTCCAATTCCTTTCCGTGGCCGCGTTTATAAATTTCCAGGCGATAGAACATATAATGAGTGGAATGTAACGGTGTTGGATGATGTTTTAGGGTCGGCCACATGGGAGTTTTTCCATAACTGGTCGAATCAATTTAATAACCATGATACAAATGTAAGTGTAAGCAGAGAACAGAAGGATCAGTTTTGTCAAGATCTTACAGTTCAGCTGTTAGATCACCAAACTGATAATGTTATTAGAACGATGCAGCTTCTAAATGCATGGCCTGTGCAGGTTGGTCCAGTAACCCTAGATATGAATGCAGCAAATCAACTTGGATCATTCCAAGTTCAAATTGCATATTCACATTTCCTTTTAGGAGCTAAGGTAGTCGCTCCTCCTCCTCCGACACTTCTTGCACGGCCGTAACAAGTAACACCTTAACAGAAACGATAATTATATTATGGCAATTGAAGTCTTTGGTTTTAGTTTTGGTAAGAAAAAAGATCAGGATGAAAAAACTCTGGAATCATCACAGATTCCAGTAACTCCTGAGCCGTACGATGGTTCATATACATTTGAAACCGGAGGAGTCTTTGGCACGTCCATTGACTTCTCCGGTTCCATTAGGGATGAGAATCAATTAATTGGTCAGTATCGCGGCATGGTTTTACACTCGGAAGTTGATGCTGCGGTAGAAGATATAGTAAACGAAACAATTGTAATGGGCGAAGACAGAAAACCTGTTAAATTGAATCTCGATTATGTCAATCTACCAGACACAATTAAAACAAAAATGTATTATGAATACAACCATGTTTTAAAGCTGCTAGACTTTACCAACAAATGCCATGAGATTTTTCGCCGTTGGTATGTTGATAGCAAAGTGTTTTACTATAAAGAGATTGATAAACAGAACCCACAACGTGGATTGATTTCTCTTATACCGATTGATCCTATAAAGATCAAGAAGGTTCGTAAGATAGAAAAGGATAGAACTAGAGTTGTTGGTGGTCAGATTATTCCTTTTATCAAGAAGATAGAAGAATACTATGTCTATGTCGATACCGACAAAGAAGCAATGTATCCAACCACGCCTTCTGGCTATAAATTTACAATAGATAGCGTTACATATGCACACTCCGGGGTTGTTGATTCTGTGACTAAGCGTGTCGTTGGTTATCTTCAAAAAGCCATACGTCCGCTTAACATGTTGCGACAGATTGAAGACGCAGTAGTAATCTATAGAATCTCTCGCGCTCCTGAGCGTAGAATCTTCTATATCGATGTTGGTAATTTGCCAAAGCAAAAAGCAGAACAATATCTTCGAGAGATCATGAATCGCTATCGTAACAAGATTACATACGATTCTGCAACTGGTCAAATTCGAGACGATAGAAGTCATCAACACATGCTTGAAGACTTCTGGTTACCTCGTAGAGAAGGTGGAAGAGGAACTGAGATTCAAACGCTCGACGGGGGACAAAACCTCGGAGAGATGGAAGATGTTATGTACCTACAGAAGAAACTCTATAGGTCTCTTAATGTTCCAATTTCTAGATTGGAAGCCGAATCTGGTTTCAATATGGGAAGATCTGCTGAGATCACAAGAGATGAAGTTAAGTTCTATAAGTTCGTAGAACGTCTTCGTCTTCGTTTTGCATCTATGTTAGTAGACATGCTCAAGACTCAAGTGATTCTCAAAGGAATCATGACAGAGGATGAGTGGAGTAAGATTCAGCACGACATTACTTTCAAGTTTAATAAAGACTCATACTTTAATGAATTGAAAGAAAATGACATTATGCGTGACAGAATGGATATGCTAAATAATCTTACGCCGTATGTTGGCAGATATTATTCAGATGAATACATTCGTAAATCTATACTTAAGCAAACTGATGAAGAAATTATTGAAATCAATGCTCAAATTGCAACCGAACAGCAGGAAGCTTTAATTAAGCAAGTAGAGCAACAGCAACAGATGATGTCTCTTGGAATTCAACCGGAACAACAGGATGGTGGTCAACCCCCACCGCAGCAATAATGAGCATTAAACCAGAATTTGTAGCACTCATGATGAGCGACAAGGAGTTATTCAAGAAGGAACTATATTCCATTCTTGAAGACAAGATGTCCATTCAAGTCAGCAACAAATACATTGATGAATCAGAAAAATTGTTTGAACACACTAAGATTGAACCAAAACCAGTAATCATTAAAGAAGCAGTTATAGAACCTAGCAAAAAGGTCTATATGCCAATTAATGAGGTAAATAGTGCAATAACCACCAATAGAACTCATTGGATGACAGCAAGAGATGGTTCTAGTTTAGAACTAACTCCACAAATGGCTAAATACCTAGCAGAACTATATAATTCTCTAAATAGTTTACACAAAGACAAATTAGTAAATCTAATTCAGGAATCTGAATATGGGTTTAAAAAAGCAGTTCAAACTGCAGAAAAGTTATACGGGAGATAAAAATGGATACAAACAAACTAATTAAGAGCGTCATTCAAGAAAACATAATTGAATCCAAGAAGATTGCTACCGAGATTCTTCTACAGAAGCTATCTGAGCGTCTTCAGTCTAAGTTCCAAGAGTATGCTCCTGAGACTTTTCTAGACGAAAAAAAGGATGAAGAACTTGATCCAGTAGGCGAAGAAGATGAAGATGTTGACAACGACGGAGATTCAGATGAGAGTGATGATTACATAAAGAATCGTCGATCTGCTGTTGCTCGTGCTATGAAGGATGAAGATGAAGGTGACGAAGAAGAGGAAGAGGAGGAAGAAGAAGAGGAAGAAGAGGATGAAGGCGACGAGGGTGACGAAGATGATGGCGAAGAAAAAGGCGAATATGGTCGTTCACCCGAAGAAGCTGGAGAAAATGATGCCGAGACAATGAATAGAAAAGCATTCTTTCCGACCAGCATGAGCGAAAGCAAGAAGTTCAAAGGAAGAAAAGCCAACTAATGAAACTTATCACCGAAACTATAGAAGACATTAAGTACATTACCGAAGGCACCGATGATAAAAAATCGATGTTTATCGAGGGTGTGTTCATGGTATCGGATGAGATGAACCGCAATGGTCGAGTATATCCATTCGATACTCTAAACAAAGAAGTCGGTAGATACATTACCGAGTTTGTGAATAACAATAGAGCATTCGGTGAACTTGGACATCCAACTGGTCCAACGATCAATCTCGATAGAGTTAGCCATAGAATTACCATGTTAGAATTTCGTGGCCCAAAGTGCTACGGAAAAGCAAAAATCATGGAAAGCACTCCTATGGGCAAAATTACTGCAGAACTCATTAGAGAGGGTGCTAAGCTCGGTGTAAGCTCTCGTGCGATGGGTTCCCTCATCGAACAAAATGGTAAGAAGATCGTTCAACCAGATTTAATGTTATCTGCGATTGATATCGTTGCAGATCCTTCTGCTCCCGGTGCTTTTGTAAATGGCATTATGGAAGGTAAAGAATGGGTTTGGAATAATGGTTCATGGTACGAACAAGATTTGATGGAAGCAAAACGCATCATAAAGAAATCATCTACCAGAAATCTAGAGAAAAAAGCACTAACCCTATTTGAGAATTTCTTTAGAAAGCTTTAATGTTTAGATTCAATCCATACAATTTCACTATAACAATAGACGAAGCTATACAGCCGCCTGGAATCCCTCAGAATTACATACAAGTAAAAAATGCTGCTGGTCAAAGCGTATGGGCGGCTCCGGGTTCGAGGATGTTGAATACGCAGGGCAGAAGCCCTAGAGTTATTAATAAAAACGCAGCTGGAAAAACTACTACATTAAATTTTGCTAAAACATATGCAAGTCAACAAGCACCAATTCAGCAGAATGTGCGTGCAAATATATTAGCAAGTCAACAAGCTAGTCCTCCACTGACTCCCGGAGCCATGACTCCGATACAAAAACAAGCAATTCTGGCAGCAGCTCTTGCAAAACGTGCAGCTCGAAATAAAGGAACTAACACACCACCTGTTATTCCACCACCTCCACCACCTCCAACTGGATCACCACCACCTCCACCACCTCCAGCTGCAACTTCAACTGGGATTTCAGCTAGAAGACAAAAAACCGATACGGTTGTCGGTGGCCTTGCTAGTGCCTTTAGTTCAATTGGAGGCAGTACAAATAGAAGACCAGATCGATTTGGTGATCCCGGACGACTTATTCAAGGTTTATATGATGCTGGAAAAGTTGCATACGATGCCATGAAAACACAGGGAACTCCAGGATCTGCTGCAACAGCAACATCACCAGCAGTTGCTGCAACACCGGGTAGATTTGATCCACGGGGAGGAAGTAGAATGGCACGAGCAGGTGTTGGAGCAATAGCTGGGACTATGGTTGGTGGCCCAGTTGGTGGACTTATAGGTGCTGGTATTGGTGCTCTTACAGGAAGAAGAAAACCAATTCCAGAAGAGAGATACTATAGAGTGTATAAAATGATATCACAGCATGACCATCGGTAAACGACCTAAAAACAAACTTTTACTAAATAACTTTAGCTCTTAATAAGAGGATAGGAAAAATATGGAACAGAAAAACAATATGGCTATGGACGCAATGACTTACACCAAAGATGCATCTGGAAAAGGTGTTCAAGTAAATCCTTTTCAGAACTTCAATCCAAATCCTGCTGCCAATCAAGGCACACTTCGTCCCGGTAGCGTTGCTCCAGGACCAGGTGGTGAAGGCAACTCACTAGGAGGTGCTAAACCAGCAATGGCTGAAGAAGGTGATGAAGAAGAAGAAGACGGTCAAAAAGAGATGCAAGAGCATCTCGAAGCTCTCTTCGATGGTGAATCATTGTCTGAAGAATTCATGACCAAAGCTACCACCATCTTTGAAGCAGCTATTAATCAGCGCGTCAATGTTCTTCGCGAACAAGTAGTTGCTGAAGCCGCTGCTGTTGTTCAAGAAGAAGTCGAGACTGCAGTCAATGAACTAGCTTCTCGTCTTGATGACTACCTAGGGTATGTCGTTGAAGAGTGGATGGAAGACAACAAACTCGCAGTCGAGAATGGTGTTCGTACCGAGATCGCAGAGAACTTCATGGCTGGACTCAAGGAACTCTTTGAGACTCACTACATCGAAGTTCCAGAAGAGAAGTATGATGTTATCGATGGCCTCTTCGAAGAAAACGAACAACTCGAAACCAATCTCAATGAGCAGATTCAGTCAAACATCGAACTCAAGAAACAACTATTGGCATACGAAGCTGGTAACATCTTCGCTAATGTCTCAGAAGGTTTATCTGATGTCGAGGTTTCAAAATTCGCATCTCTCGCTGAAGGCGTAGACTTCGAAAGTCTCGATCAGTATCAAGAGAAACTCAACATTCTAAAGGGCAGTTATTTCAACACTGTTCCTACCACAAATAATATGCTTGTCGAAGAGACAACAAACAAACAAATCACTCAGAATATTAGTTCAAGTATGAACGCATACATGAGTACTTTGGATCGTATTGCTAAACAGAACAAAATCTAATTCCACACAAATAATAAGGAGATACAGAAATGGATTTTTCAACTACATCGTCGTATGACGTACTTACCGAGAAGTGGGAACCCCTACTTTCACATGACGCACTTCCCGTAATCGGGGATAGCTACAAGCGCAAAGTTACCGCTGTACTATTAGAGAATCAAGAGAAGGCTCTTCGCGAGCAATATCTTGTTGAAGCACCTGCCAATGCAATGGGTGGTAATTTTTCCGCTGGTCAAGTTGGTACAGCAAATTCAAACCTCGCTGGTTATGATCCAATCTTAATTAGCTTGGTTCGTCGTTCAATGCCAAATCTGATTGCTTATGATATCGCAGGTGTGCAGCCGATGACTGCTCCAACCGGTCTTATCTTTGCAATGCGTAGCAAATATAACTCCCAAGGTGGTCCAGAAGCTCTGTACGCAGAAGCCTTCTCTAAGTTCGGTGGTTCTGGTAGTACTTCTACTAACGCACCTTTCTCTGCAACAGGTGGTATTAATCCTGTTGGTACATCTGGTGGTGTTCAAGATGCAAATACCAGCCCAGTTGCAGGTATTCGCGAAAGTACCTATGACATCAGTGCATTCCGTGGAATGTTGACTAGTACTGGTGAAAATCTTGGTACTGTTCCTGGAAGCTTCCAGGAAATGGCATTTAGCATTGAGCGCATTGCAGTCGAAGCAAAGACTCGCGCTCTCAAGGCTGAGTACACAACCGAGTTGGCGCAAGATCTCAAGGCCGTTCACGGACTTGACGCTGAGAGTGAACTTGCTAATATTCTTAGCACCGAAATTCTCAACGAAATCAATCGCGAACTAATTCACACCATCTACCGTGTTGCTAAGACTGGTGCAACTCAGTCAGATCTGACTGCTGCTTCAACTGGTGGCGTTTACGATCTCAACACCGATTCTGATGGTCGTTGGAGTGCTGAGCGTTTCCGTGGTCTCATGTTCCAAATCGAACGTGAATGCAACGTAATCGCTAAGGAAACTCGTCGTGGTAAGGGTAACTTCATGATCTGCTCAAGTGACGTTGCAAGCGCACTCACAATGGGTGGTTTTATGAATCTTGCTCCTGCTGTGACTGCAAATCTTGATGTTGATGATACTGGTAACACCTTTGTCGGTGTTCTCAATAACAAAATCAAGGTTTACATTGATCCGTATGCCAAGCTTGGCGTTAACTACTGCGTAGTTGGTTATCGTGGTACATCACCATACGATGCTGGTATTTTCTATTGCCCATACGTTCCGCTCCAAATGGTTCGTGCAGTCGATCAGAATACCTTCCAGCCAAAGATCGGGTTCAAGACCCGTTACGGTATGGTAGCCAATCCGTTCGCAGAGAGCACCAACATCAATGCTCTAGCTTCTAATCAGTACTACCGTATTTTCCAAGTAACTAACCTACATGGTAATACCGGTTTCGGACTCTGATTTTAAGTAACTAAACTGGGGAGAAGATTGGGGAGAGTCGAAAGACTCTCCCCTTTCTATTTGGATAAATACTAATATGACAATAGATACCGATTTTCTAACAGACACAAGTAGACCAGCTACACATAATTACCTTAGCACTAATTATTTTAGATTGGCAATTAGTAGAGCACCAACGGTATCATACTTTGCTCAAGCAGTATCTCTTCCTTCTATTAATATCGCAGAACTAAGACAACCGACAATATTAAGTACCAATATTCCAGTTCCCGGAAATGCTTATACGTTTCAGCCATTACGAGTGCAGTTTTTAGTAGACGAGAGTATGCGAAGTTGGCAAGAAATCTATAATTGGATTAAAGCGTTAGGCAACTACACAGATTCTACTAATCATTTACCACATCATGACAAATATTCTGATATAACTTTAAGCATAACAAACAGTGCATATAAAGCTAAATTTGAAGTAGTATTTAAAAATGGATACCCATCAGCTTTATCTGAACTTCCATTTTCAATAACGGCAGTAGACAATGTTCCAGTATTAGCAACTGTAGATTTTACATACACATATTATGAATTCAAGGTATTGACTTCTTCTTAATTTGTGATATGATTGAATATTATGACATTTGATGAATTAAAAGAAATGATTAAGAAAGACATTTCTCTAGACGAGACTCAACTCGATAGGGAATCTGTACGAACACCTCAAATTCATAATAAGTATCTAATTTTCTTTATGGAAGAGAAGCTGTCTTTAACTCGAATGAATACAGAACTAGATAGTCTGAAGACTAAAAAGTGGCTATATTACAGTGGAAGAATGAGTGCAGATGAACTCAAAGAAAATGAATGGGAGCAGTTTGATCTACACGTTCTAAAGCAAGACTTAGATCGTTTAATCGAATCCGATAGCGCAGTGATTCGTCAAAAGATGAAAGTAGAATACCAAAAAGAAAAGGTAAGCTACTTAGAAAATGTTATCAAGATAATCAACAATCGACAATGGACAATTCGCTCCATTATCGACTGGACAAAGTTCACTAGTGGTCAGTAATAAATACTAGTATGTCCGATCTGGTAATTGAAGATCTAAATTCGGTTTACGTTAAAATAACATGCGAACGTGGTATTGCTAAGGAATTGAATCAATACTTCACGTTCGCTGTTCCGAATCATCAATTTACACCAGCATATAAAAACAAAATCTGGGATGGTCAAATACGGCTATTCAATCTATTCACGCATACGATATATGCTGGGTTGGTTGATTATGTTGTTAAATTTGCTAACGATAGAAACTACTCAGTTGAGCATCCAAACCGAGTAGATAAGGACTACACCGAAGATCAGATAGCAAAATACGTTGAAGAGTTTATAAAACCAACTGCGTTGGGAAAACGAATATCTGCACATGATTATCAAATACGAGCGATAACAGAAGCGATACAGAAGGAAAGAACTCTTCTTCTTTGTCCTACTGGCAGTGGTAAATCTTTAATAATATATTGCCTTAGTCGTTTCTTTTTGGATCACATAAAGCCAGAAAAGAAAATACTCATAGTCGTCCCAACAGTCGGTCTTGTCTCTCAGATGTATAGTGACTTCGAAGACTATTCAAAAGAAAACAAATGGTCGGTTGGTAGACACTGCTATACTATATCATCAGGCAAAGAAAAAGACACGCATAAGCGTGTTGTTATTTCTACTTGGCAAAGCATCTATAAAATGCCTAAAGAATTCTTTGATCAATTTGAAATGGTTGTCGGAGATGAATGTCATTTATTCAAAGCAAAGTCATTATCATCACTCATGTCGAAGCTGACTGATTGTCCTATTCGTATAGGAACAACAGGCACACTAGATGGAACACATACGCATAAATTAGTCATCGAAGGACTATTTGGAAGGGTACTTAATGTTACAACAACCTCTACACTCATTAAAAAGAATTTGCTGTCAGATCTCTCTATTGACTGTCTTCTATTGCAATACACTCCTGCAGATATTGAAGAGTCAAAGAGGATGTTATACAAAGAAGAAATCAAATGGCTAGTTTTAAACCGGAAAAGAAATGCATTTATTAAAAATCTTTGTGCAGGGCTTAAAGGAAATACTCTATTACTGTTCAACTTTGTAGAGCTTCATGGTAAGCCATTATATGAAACATTCAAACGTGATATAACTGACAAAGATATATTCTTTATTCATGGAGGAACAGATGCTCAGCAGAGAGAAGAAATTAGAAATGTTGTAGACAAACAAACTAATAGTATTCTAATTGCTTCGTATGGAACATGTTCTACTGGAATAAACATAAGAAATATTCACAATATTGTATTTGCCTCTCCTTCTAAATCCGTAATACGAGTGCTACAGTCTATCGGAAGAGGGTTGCGTAAGAGTGAAACTAAAACAGGGGTTCATGTATACGATATTGGGGATGATTTACGTCATAAAAAGTATCGAAATCATTCGTTGAATCATATGGACGAACGCATAAGAATATATACTAGAGAGAAGTTTAAGTACCGAGTAGTATCTCTCCAACTCAAGGAAAATAAATGACACAAATTTTCAGAGTAATAAAATTAAGAAGCGGCGAAGAATTAATCGCTGAAATTGCTGGTTCAGAAAATGGTAAGGTTACTTTAAGTAAACCTATGATATTTAAGACCATTTCTATTCCTGATTCTTACGGCAATATCAAAGAGGGTGTAATTCTTAAGAATTGGTTATCATTTGGTAAGCAGAGTGAAACTACCATTCCTACTGATTTTATAGCCACTACTCTAGAACCAACTCCTGATGTCATGTCGTATTATCTGTCTGAACAAGATAGAGAAAATCTTCCAATGTATGAGAAGACTCCATTAGCTGATCTGGTCAATCCTAAAGTTACTGATGATCAAGATTTAAATGCTGCTGAATATGAAAATATGATTCAGGATATGTTTGAAAATCTTTTTAACGAAGTAGAGAAAACCAAACTTCCAAAGACTCCTAAGCCTAATAAAAGAAAGCCAAAGAGTAAGGAAATGGAAAACGTAATACACATGAGTCTGGTTTTTTCTCCTCAAGTATTAGCCAATATGATTAATGACGGGTTGATTGACCCCCGCGATATTATGGATATGATTAATCACTTCAATCTTTCTCAATCTAAGAAGAAGAAGAAAAGAAAGACTGGCGAATCGATTAATGAACACCGATACACTGGAGACGAAAAGGATCGGGATGGTTTTGGTAATAAGTGGACAGACTGGAACCCAGACCCACTCTCAGATGAATATCAGTAATACTTAGAGTATATTTAAGATACTAATATCTTTCTCATACCATACACAGACAGTGTAATCATGGTGTCAAGAGAAATCAACATAATTCTTTTGGATTTACCATATTAGTGGTTATACTAGTGACGTAGGAGTTTATACAATGGCTAAAAAGAAAAAGAAGAAGTCTGTTACATCGGATCCCCCACTAATAAAACGAATAGAAAAGCCAGTAGATCACTACGTTGATAACAAGCTATTCTATATCGATATGGTCGAATGGAAGAAGCTCTGCAAAGAAGCAGAAGAGTCTGACGAGAAGCGACCACCAATAACCAATTACATAGGCGAATGTTTTATGAACATTGCTGAGCATCTATCCCGAAAGGGTAATTTTGTCAATTACCCATATAGAGAAGAGATGGTATCAGACGGCATAGAGAATTGCCTAATGTATGCTCATAACTTCGACCCAGAAAAATCAAAGAATCCATTTTCATATTTCACTCAAATCATATATTATGCTTTCTTGCGGAGAATTGAAAAGGAAAAGAAACAGTCATACATTAAACTTAAAATGACAGAGCTAATGGATGATGGTTCTGTTCATAGGTGGTTCAAAGAGAACTACTTTGAAAAAGACACAGTACAACAAGCCATATCTGATCATTTCCAAATTTCTGATAATGACATAAAGAAGTTTGAACCAAAGAAGAAGAAAAAAAGAAAATCGTAATGGTAAAGAAATTCAAATCTAGGTATGGGGATGACCGAATCATAACAAAGCGCGATGATGGAACATACACCATCGAAGGACGTACTTTGTTCAGCAGAGGGGGCGAAGGGATGTTTGACTTCGAAGGCGGTCCATGTATTATGGTTGGAGATAGACTGCTTGATACTGTTAATGATGTAGATGATGTAATCGTAGAATCAATTACGATTGACAGCACTGTAGTAGAAGAAAACTATGCTCGTATTATCATTACTACAAAGAACATTAAACGAGGAAAGAATAAGAAGTGAAAATTGCAATCATCAATGATACGCATTTTGGAGCAAGAAACGATTCACCATTATTTCTTGATTACTTTATGCGATTTTTCAATGATCAGTTTTTTCCATATTGCAAAGAACATAAGATAGACACAGTATTACACTTGGGAGATCTTTTAGATCGCCGTAAGTTTGTAAATTTCAACACACTGTCTATTGTTCGAACTCAGTTCATTGAGTGGTTCGAAAACAATAATGTAAGGTTACATTGTATCTTAGGCAATCATGACACATTCTTTAAGAACACAAATGAAGTCAATTCCATCAAGGAATTGTTTTGCACTAAGTACAAATCAATAACTCTACACGAGAAACCAACGATTCTTGACTTTGATGGTGTCAAGATTGCTATGGTTCCGTGGATTAATAAAGAGAATGAACAAGAGTTTCATACATTTATTAAAAACTGTTCTACCTCAATTATTTGTGGTCATTTTGAATTAAACGGTTATGAAGTAATTCATGGAGTTAACTTCGAGGGAGGAATGGATGATACTATTCTCTCTTGTTATGAAATGGTCATATCCGGGCATTTTCATGGTAAGACTTCTAAGAAAAATGTTCACTACTTAGGAACCCAGTATCAAATTACATTCTCTGACGCAAGACAAGTCAAGGGATTTCATGTATTTGATACGGACACACGAGAGTTAGAATTCGTGGAGAACCCAGAAAGAATGTATCATGTAATAATGTACAATGATGCAACTGATGTTCTTTCTACTAAGTTTGATCTCTATAAGAACACATATGTGAAGATTATTGTTGTTAAGAAAACTAAGCCAGTAGTATTTGATGAATACATTGATAAGATGGTACAAGCTGGCGTTATCAATATTAATATCATCGAAGACCAAATAGAAACGTCTGAAGAAGTAATTGATATGGCTCAAGATACCATTACAATTATTAATGATGAGATAGATAAACTTGAAATCTCAGAAGATAAAGATAAACTAAAAATGTTGATTCATGAACTGTATATCGAAAGCATTTCTATATGATTATATTTCAAAAAGTAAAATTTAAAAACTTTGGTTCGTTTGGAAACAATTTTACTGAAATAGTACTAGACGCTAGAAAGAATACTCTTGTCTCAGGAATCAATGGCAATGGTAAATCTTTTGCGTTTCTAGATTCCATTACATTTGCGCTATTCGGTAAACCATTCCGAAAAATCAACATACCTCAATTAGTCAACTCGATCAATAAGAAAGACTGTATTGTTGAGTTGTCGTTTCAGATTGGAATGGATAAGTATGTTGTTAAACGAGGATTGGCTCCAAAGCTATTTGAGATTTATAAAAATGGAGAAATGATCAACCAATCTGCAAAGAATAAAGATTATCAGGATTTCTTCGAAGAACAGATTCTAAGAATGAATTACAAGTCATTTACTCAAGTAGTAATTCTTGGTCGTTCTTCGTTTGTTCCATTCATGCAGCTACCTGCAGCGGATAGACGAAACGTCATTGAAGACATTCTTGACATTAATGTGTTTACAACAATGAACACCATACTAAAGAGTAGAATGTCTCTGACTAAAAGTATGATTCACACATACGATACTGAAATTTCTTTATTGGGTGAAAAGATAAACCTAAAGAAGAAGTTTATCAAATCAATACAGGCAAAGAGTAAAGAGTCTGTTGAGAAAATTAATGAAAAGCTAAAGTCACTAAACGTATCCTGTGAAGAAATAACTCAGAAGAAAGAGACTCATGTTAATTCTCTTTCGTCTATTGTGTTAGATGAAACTGTAAAATCAAAGACAGATAAGACCATTAAGACACTAGAGAAGTTGAAGACTCAAATTCAACAAAACTCAGACAACTGCAAAAAGGAAATTGGTTTTTTCCACGACAATGATTCCTGCCCTGTGTGTAAACAGGCAATTACAGATTCTTTTAAGAAAACACAGATTGAACAAAAGGAAATAAAGGAAACAGAATACGTCAAAGCCATTACTGACATTGATGTCAAATTAGAATCAGCAGAAGAGATTCGAAGCATTCATGAAAAGACATTAGAAGAAATTCGTTCTATTAAATTATCAATCTCACAGTTGAATATTTCATACGATGCTGTGATGAAGAATATAAAGGAACTCACTTCTGAATTGAGCCAATCTAATACAACGGAAGATGGTGTCGCTACAGAAACAATAGAGCTAGAAGCTATAGAGAATCAGTTGATTGATATCAATGCAGGAAGAAAGCAACTACAAGATGGTATTCGCCATATGGAGATAGCGGGAATTCTTCTTCGTGATTCTGGCATCAAGGGAAAGATCATAAAGAACTATCTTCCAATTATTAATAAGACAGTTAATAAGTTTCTATCGGCTATGGATTTCTTTGCACAGTTTAGTCTAGATGAAGAATTCAACGAGACGATTAAAAGCCGTAGTCGAGATAGCTTTAGTTACATGAGCTTCAGTGAGGGAGAAAAGATGAGAATAGATCTATCTCTATTACTGGCATGGAGAGAAGTTGCCAGAGTCAAGAACAGCGCAAACTGTAACCTGTTGATTCTAGACGAGATATTTGATTCCTCTCTAGATGCCGTTGGAGCAGAAGAGTTCATGAAACTCTTGACAGGATTAGATTCCAAAACTAACATATTCGTAATATCACACCGCGCAGACACTCTTGTGGATAAGTTTAGCACGGTTATTAGTCTAGAGAAGAAAAAGAACTTTAGCAAGCTGAGCGTATCATGAGCCTAATGACAACTGATGATTATTTGGAGTTGATAGCAGATTGGAACGATCCAAACGCTGCTCCTATCGTTCGTAGACACGATAAGTTCTTTGTTGTCCGAGATGACTACATTGGAGGGGGGTCGAAGATGCGCTTCATTGATTATATGGTGTCTAGGCTCCCCTATACGGAGTTTGTTTACGGAAGTTCCCCCGCGACAGGTTATGCTCAAATAAGTATCGCTAAAGTCGCTTCTAAGTATGGTAAAAAAGCAGTAATCTTTATGGCTGAGCGTTCTATGGATAAGCTGCATGAGTACCAACAAATGGCTATTGATTCTGGTGCAGACATGAGATTTGTGCCTAATGGTATGCTTAGTGTCACGGAAAAGCGAGCCAAAGATTATGTTAAGAAATCGCCTTCTACCAGATGCCTAATACCAATTGGTGGTGAGGATGAGACAGTACTTGCTTCTATAGTTAAGGTTGCTCGGTATATGACAATGCGACCTAAAGAAGTATGGAGCGTAGGTTCAAGTGGAGTTCTGACAAGAGGATTACAGATGGCCTGGCCAGATGCTAACTTTCATGTCGTGGCTGTTGGACATAAGGGAGATTATGGTAGAGCTAAGGTATATCAGTGTGATATTCCTTTTAACAAACCAATAAAGCCTGAGAATGCTCCGCCATTTCCTTCTGCTCCAACATACGATGCAAAGGCATGGGAGTTTATGAAAAAGTATGGCTCTGCAGATGCATTGTTTTGGAATGTTGGTGCTTGATGTTTTCAACAAACACGGTATACTAATATCATGAGCAGTAATTTCTATGTGAGAAATGATTATGTTATTTCTTCCAATGTTAATGTTTTATTCGAAGATCTTTTAAATAAGACTCCAATAGAATTTGAACAGTGGGTTAAAGAAATGCGTAAAGAAATTCTTTATGCATGGGATACTTTTGGCTGCCCTCCTCGCACTGGCAAAAGTGAAGCGGATGTAATTGATCAGTTTAACAAGATGATGAACTATCCAGTTTCTCAGTTTACTCACACAGATGAGTTGAATACTGACGGAACTGTGAATGACGTTATAATCAATAAAGCCAGAATTGGTGGAGAAGCAGATCAGTGGTTCTCCAACATGATGAAGACTCGAATCAACTACACAGAAAAAGATACTGGTCATTCTGTCTATGATCTATTTGCAGATGACGCATATCTTGGTCGAGTAGTTAAAGGTGCAACTAGGCATCTTCGTCGTGATTCTTTTTATCGTCATGCTTTATCTGGCATAAAGAACAACACAAAGTATGGAATCATAGAATCAAATTCCGGTGAAGAATGGATTCAAGCTTTTTTTGAGAATCCTTCTATATTTGAAGGATATGATTTCATGCTTGAAGAAGTAATGCTGCGAACCGGATTGAATAGTGGATACTTTCAAATTCAACAGAGTGACATACTTCAGATCACTAAAGATGAATTTCTAAAGTGGAAACCTAAAATGTCCTACAGGCATTATTCTACATTTGATCATACTACCACAAACACAAAAGATGACAGAGTTTACTCTATAAGAATATATAAAAAAGGAGAACGAGTATTTCCAGCCGGATTTGCTTCGTTTCGAATTGGTTATATTCAAGTAGCAGTTAACTTTCCTCCACTAACAGCAAAGTACATTTATGAAAGATTTACGGAACATATTGAAGGACATGATCGATTGGTTATTTATGATCCCTCTAGCGGTTGGGGTGGCCGTATTCTTGGCGCTATGTCTTTTAGTGATGCTCGTAGTGTGCATTATGTGGGCACTGATCCTAACTCTGAGAACTGGGTTGCTGATGGTTATCCATCAAAGTACCATGCTCTTGCAGATTTTTACAACACCAAAACATACAGATCAAACACATTCTTCTCCAACACAAACACATACGATGTATACTCATCCGGTTCTGAAGAAATTCATAAGTTGGAGTCCTTTCAGGCATACAAGGGCAAGTTAGATTTAGTCTTTACTTCTCCTCCGTATTTTAATAGAGAAGCCTATTCGGAAGATGCAGAGCAATCGTATAAGAAGTTTAGTACATACGAATCTTGGAGAGATGGTTTTTTACGACCAACTCTAGAAACCTGTGTATCATATCTAAAGGCAGATCGTTATCTGTTGTGGAATATAGCAGACTTGTTAATTTCTGGAGAATATCTGCCATTAGAACAAGATTCTAAAGATATATTAGAAAGCCTTGGTATGAAGTTTAAAGGCGTATTGAAAATGGGTCTTGAATCCATGCCTGGTCAAAATCGGTTAGACGAAAATGGTGTGCCTAAGTGTAAAAACTATTGCAAAGTCAACGGAAGTTATGTAAAATACGAACCTATCCTCATATTCTATAAACCAAATGATTAAACAAAACGCTGAAGACATTTTCTACGGTAAAGAACCAAACTGGAAGCACTGGACACCGGAAGACTTTAAAGATACCGATAAGGTAACTTGGTCTATCGCTCTTGCTGCCAATTGGTATAATGTTCGCTATACTGAACGCGACTATCGCATTGCTGTGTTAGAGTACGTTGATCGACTCAAGATCGAAGAAGGAGAGTATGTTCATAGGCTAAACACAGACAACTATGAATTTAGAAGCATTGGCGGAAAATGCCAAGCAGCTAATAAAGGTTGTATTCTTCCTGAGCAATTCCAAGACATAGTAGATTCTACTATTCTCACATTGATTGCTCGTGGTAAGTGTATTTCTGTTGAAGAAAAAACAGATGAACCTATCTCCGTGAGAAGCCGTGTTATGAAGCAATCTTGTATATTGGCTTCTGAATTGGAAGAAGAGATCGATGACTATATGGAATATATTCTAGGATCTCGTGATTCCTATAAGAAGTTTGATATGGAACAATGGATCAAATCTGCTGAACCAAGCGGAATGCATTGTGAATTTATGCTTCAGACATTTGATCATCGGACAGAAGAATTGAAGATGGCTCTTCTTGGCGAAAATGAACAATTGCTTGAAGGATATAATTACCTAAGCAAAGCTCAGCTCAGAAAGTTCTACGACTTTAACAAACTAATCTGCGATCAACTAAAACTTCATATGTCAATTATGAAAAGTAATCGTAAGCCGCGCAAGAAGAAAAAGAAGAAGCCAGAACAAGTTGTCAAGAAGCTGAAGTATTTGGTAAAAGATACTGCAAGTGGTGCTGAGTCAATTCTTCCGGAAGAGATTATCGGAGCGTCTACGGTTATTGTATATAATACAAAGACACATAAGGCATCTATTTTCTACGCAGACACAAGCACTTCAGGAATTTCTGTGAAGGGTTCCACCATTATTGGATTTGATGCTGCTCTATCTAAAGAAAAGTCTATTCGTAAGCCAACAGAATTTATTAAGATAGCGAAGAAAGATGGTATTCGTTCTATAAATAATACATGGAAGTCGATAAAGGCAAAAGAATCTATTCCTACTGGTCGAATTAATACCAACACTCTTATTCTACGATCCATTAAATGACATCAATTGATAATTTAAATTTTAAAGGTGCTTATCGCGCATACGATGCCGATGGCAAACTTGTTAAATATAAAATTGGAGATTCTGTAACTTATAAGGGTAGCACATATGTGGCAAACCGTATGGTTACAGAAACTTCTCCTGCTCACGGAGAGGTTGGTGGTTGGACTTCTCTACAGGGTGGAGGAGTTGCGGGTGTTCGCTTTTATTGGGGTGGCACACGACCAATAAAGGCTAATGTTGGTGATGAGTGGTTTGATCTTGCTACTGCAAAGACATACAAGTATCTCAGCGACGGTAACAGTGAACAATGGGTTAATATCTATTGACATTAGTTTGTGTCTTGCTATACTATGAACAAAGAGGTGCAACATTATACTTTTAGATAACAATCAGATCATTCTCGCAAGTATCTTTCAATCAATGAAGGAATTTCCAGAACTAAATGAAGATGCCATTAGGCATATGGTTCTCAATACCTACCGAAAATACAATTCAGAATTTCGTGGAAAGTATGGACAGCTTGTAATCTGTAACGATTCTAGTAATTGTTGGAGAAAGAAAAGCTTTCAACAATACAAGCAAAACCGAAAAAACAATCAGAAGAAATCTGATATAGATTGGGATGCTGTATATTCTAGTCTTCATAAGATTCGTGAAGAAATTCGTGAAGTCTTTCCGTATAAAAGCATAACTGTTGAAACCACAGAAGCAGATGATATTGTTTTTGTGTTGGCAAAGCATTATCATAAACTTGAAGAGATTCTAATTTTGTCTAACGACAAAGACTTTATGCAGCTTGGTATATTTGACAATGTTGTTCAATATAGTCCGCTAAAGAAGTCTTACATTAAGACAGAGAATCCAAAGATGTTTCTCTTAGAACACATTATTCGTGGGGATGTTTCTGATGGAGTGCCAAACATTCTTTCAGATGATGACACATTTGTTAATGTTGATAAGTCTCAAACAAGACTAACAACTAAAGTCATGTCTAAAGCAATGGATGACATCATGAATGACCGCATTCAGGAACTTCCATTCTACGACAGAAATAAAACTGTTATCGATCTATCTTGTATCCCATCTGATCTTGAAGATAAGATTATCAGCGAATTTGAAAAACCAATTGTTGGTTCTAAGTCTAAGGTTATGACATATATGATTGAAAAGAAACTCAAAAGCTTAATGGAAAACATCGAGGATTTTTAATGTCAGACTTTTACAAAGGAAAACAACCGGATAATAGCGACTTTCGCCGAACTGTGAAAAAGACAAGAGTGAAGAAAGCTCGTGGAGATAGGCACGACACTCGTCGGCTTATGGATGATTTTAAGCATGGAACTATTGACATTGAAGATATTATGGATAAAATGGAAACTGAGGATGAAACATGACAACTACTAAAAACATTATGAAAATTTCAAAACAAACACTGGCGATTCTTAAGAACTTCACTTCAATCAATTCTAACATTCTTGTTAAGCCAGGAAGTAGCATTGCAACCGTTGCTCCTGCTAAGAACATTATGGCAGAAGCAAATCTCTCGGAAATCTTTGATATTGAGTTTGGTATCTGGGATATGAATAAGTTCCTAGGAACTGTATCCTTGTTCAAAGATCCGGAATTTGAATTCCACAATAAGTTTCTGACATTGTGTGGTAGCAGTAACAAGTCTGTTCTGAAGTATTATTATTCAGAACCGAAGCTTCTTACGGTTCCTACTAAGAAAATTACTATGCCAGATGCTGCGATCACATTTGATCTAACAGAAGCACTGTTCGATGAGATCGTTCGAGCATCATCTGTTCTACAACTTCCGCATCTTTCCATTACTAAGAATGAAGATGGTGATAAGATCATCGGAGTTGTTCGTGATCTTATGGATCCAACCTGCAATAGTTATACAGTATCTCTTGGTGACTGCTCAACTAGTGCAACATTCAAGTTCGATTTCCGCATCGAAAATCTCAAGTTCATGACTGGCGAATATGAAGTCAAGATTGCAAAGTCTGCTATTAGCCAATTTACTCATAAGGATATTCCTTTGAAGTATTGGGTTGCACTTGAAACCTCTAGTTCGTATACTGCTTAACTAGGAAACTTTGTCTTAAAGGGACGATTGGGTTTCCAATCGTCCTTTTTTATTGGAGATTTATTATGAGTGAAATTAATCTATTTGTAGAAAAATATCGTCCAAAGACCATTGATGAATGCGTTCTTCCATTGTCTCTTAAAAAGACATTCAAGGAGATCGCTACTAGTGGTGAATGTCCAAATCTTTTGCTTTCTGGCAAAGCAGGAACGGGAAAGACGAGTGTTGCTCGTGCCTTATGCAATGAGCTTGGTGCTGATTGGATTATTATCAATTGCTCCGAGGATGGTAATATCGACACACTCCGAACAAAGATTCGGCAGTTTGCTTCTACCATCTCTTTGTCTAGCAATACCAAAGTAGTAATTCTTGATGAGTTCGACTATTCAAATGCTCAGTCCATTCAACCAGCTCTTCGTGGAGCGATTGAGGAATTTGCAAAGAACTGCCGATTCATCATTACTTGTAACTACAAGAATCGAATCATCGAGCCGATTCATTCTCGATGCACCTGCATTGACTTCAATATTCCAGTCAAGGAAAAGCCAGAGATGGCAAAGCAGTTCTTGTCTCGTTGTGAGTATATTCTCAACAAAGAGAAGATTACATTCGACAAGAAGGTACTACCACAATTGATTATAAAGCACTTTCCTGACTTCAGGAGGACTTTGAACGAACTTCAGCGATATTCTGCTGCAGGAACAATTGATATTGGTATTCTGAGCGAAGCAGGAGAGTTGCGAGTCAAGGATCTTATGACTCACATGAAGGATAAGAACTTCAGTTCTGTTCGTTCTTGGGTGGTGTCTAATCTAGACAACGATCCTCAACACATATTCCGAAAACTGTATGATGGTTTGTATGAGCATCTAAAGTCTGCTTCTATTCCAAATGCCATTCTGGTTATAGCAGAGTATCAATACAAATCGGCTTTTGTTGCAGATCAGGAGATTAATCTAATGGCTTGTGTTGTAGAACTAATGATGGGGTGTGAGTTCAAATGAAACTGACAGACTACCTGACAGCAATCAATTACTCAAAGGAAAGCCTATTGGAGGGGGAAAACAACCCCAACGAAAAGGAGTATACACCGTATATCATAAATCGGTGTCTGTCGTACTTTCCAGATACGGTTATGCAATGCAATCAGATGAATGAACTTCCTTCCATTGGAAAGAGAATGCATTTCGACTACCTGCGTCTGTCGGTTCGTCAGCGTAAGCGATATAGCAAGTGGTTGAAAGACGAAGAGAACGAGTTGTTGGATATGCTAAAACTTGCATATGACTATTCGCACATTCGAGCTAAGGAAGTACTACCTCTTTTATCAGCAGAGGACATAGAACTGCTCAAAAGTCAGACATTCAAAGGTGGCATCCAAAAGTAGCCATTTTCTACATATCTGTGCCTGGAATGAAAGGGTCAGATTATTATAGAAATGGTTTTACTATGGAACACACGGAAGATATTTTTGAGGGGTATGGAGTAGAAATCAGTTTAGCGCACGAGGATGACTTTCTTAAAGTCAAAGAAACTCTCACGCGCATTGGTGTCTCTTCTCGTGTAGAAAAAAAACTATATCAAAGCTGCCATATCTTGCATAAGCGGGGAAGGTATGTTATACTTCACTTCAAGGAGCTTTTAGCTCTTGATGGGTTGGAGACTGATACTAGCGAAAGCGATATCGGAAGACGAAATACAATTGTAAAACTTTTAACAGAATGGGGATTGCTCACCCCATTGACAGATAAATACAAAGACAATCAGCTTAGTATTGCACAGTTGAAAATCATTCCTTATAAGGAAAAAAAGGAATGGGAATTAATTCCTAAGTATCATATCGGAAAGTAATCTTTATATTATGCAAACTCAAGTGATAAGTTATTTTTGTGATGTAGACGAAAAAACATACTACAGCGACCATGCAAAGCGATTCATTGAAGAATGTACTCGTTTTTCTTTGCCATATGATGTGGTGCATCTCGAATCGCAAGGTAGTTATCAAAGTAATTGCCTAATTAAACCTAGCTTCATATACTCAAAGTTAATGGAACATAAGAAACCACTAATGTGGTTAGATATCGACACTTACATATGCAAACCACCTGTTGCATTTGAGAACTTGAGTACTTTGGGTGTAAACATTGCAGTTGCATCTACTGATGTAAACAATTTAGTGCGAATCAAAGCATCTCCTATTTGGTTCAATTATAATATTGAGACTTTACAATTTGTTAAAACATGGATAGATGAATGTCAAAAAGTCAAAACACTTAAGGGCAATCTATTTGATCATGAAACTT